AATAAATATAATAAAATATTATTTATATATAATATATCGTGTTTCTTTATTTATCTTTATTCTTTACTCTTTCTTTTGCTTCTTTTCTTTCTGCTTTCTTTTTCTCTTTTTTCTTTGTGTATACGGTATGTATACGGTATGGATACACTATGTATACACTATGGATACAAAATGGATACATTTGCCAAAAGTCAGTATTTACGCGGCTTGTAGCTGTTTTGACAGCCTTGTTTTTAGTCGTCTTGTTAACCATCTGGCAACCAAATAGCAACCCAACGGCAACCAAGTGGCAACCAAATAGCAACCCAACGGCAACCAAAGAAAAACCCCAGCTTTTCAGCTGGGGCTAAATGTTTATTTTTTTGATGCTTTGTACCAGTTAAGATATTGCATTGTGTGTATAATTTTTTGTGATGCAATATATCCGACGCCGGAACCTTTAGCAAATATTTTAGATTTGTCCGTTACGCTCATAATTTTAGCCGGGTATGCTTCTGGTATATAATCCTCTTGCATAGTTACAGAGCATACACCATTTTAGGCAACGGTTGTTATCAATCCAATACCAAAGCGAATCCCTGTTTGCTGTGGTGAGCTTCACCCTGAGATCTGGTTTAAATCTGTTTACAAGTCTAATTGCTTTTATCATTTCTTTTTTCATAAGTTACCACCCTACAGCCTTTAGCTGCCCTTTCTTTTTTGTTTGACTATATAATAAATCATTGTGCCTTATATGTCAATAGTATTTTGTGCCTTATTTTAATATTTTTTCTTCACGTTCCAGCTTTTCAGCAACCGCCAATTTAATAAAGTCATTCGCCGAATATTTCAAAGCCTTGATTCTGTCTTTTGTGCCCACTTGAAATCTGCAATTGATCCGCTCAAATTTGCTATCATAATTATATATAGCTTTTCTTTGCGCTTCGCTTGTCTTGTGTTCGTCGTTCATATCTCGTAACCTCCTTTTAATGTGATATGTCTATCATATATCATTGTGCCTTATATGTCAAGAATTTATTTTACTTCTATATATAAGCATCGCAATATATTTGTGCCTTATACATATTGCACAAAAGAATTATTTGTTTGTGCCTTATATTTGTATAATATTACGACTTGTTTTGTGCCTTATATCTGTTATAATAAAGCTATCAACAGAAAACAAAACAAAACGAAAGGAAGAAAAGCAAATGAAAACTTATAGAATTTATGTCAACGGTATGTATGTAGGAACAGAGGACTTTACAAGATCAGAAGTAACAGCGATTGAATCAGACAAAGAAATTAAGTTGATCGAGAAATAGAAAGGAGCTGATAAGATGCCAAAGTATTACATTTCTTACAATGATTATTTCGGTTATTGCGTTGTCGAAGAAATCAATGGCACAGGAAAGATTGTATTTGCCGGATCTATTGAAAGATGCAATAAGAAATGCATAGAACTAAACACCGAAGCAATTAACATGATATAGACGAAACGCTCCAAGATCGGAGCGTCAGCCGTGGGATGGTCGCCGCGGCTCTGATGATGGCAGACCAGAAAGGGAAAAGGATATGAAAGAAAGAATAGAATTATTAGAAAAAGAACTTGAAGAGGTATGCGGAGCATATGAAAAAGATTGCAGCAAGTGCCCGAAACAGGCAGAATGCGAAGAGTATTGCAAGTTATATCGAATTTATGAAGGGAGATAAATAACATGACAAAATCAGATCTCATGAAAGAATTTAAGGAACTGGAAACAGAAAAAAAGATGCACGTTGATGGCATTTATTGGAACAGCAAGAAAAGCGAAATTGAAAACGCTATCGAGTGTTTGAAATGCCCGGATGAAATGCTAGAAAAGTATTTAATGATTGTAAGCCTTAAATATCCAAACAGCGGGCGCATAATCGCCGAAAATGGCGACTTTAAGCGGCATAACTTTAATAGGCTGTATGTTTACAACACGGCTAGAATGATTTTATCAAATTAGCAACCTTGGAGCATTGCGCCCGGTTCGATTCCGGGCGGTTGCATTTCTTTCCAAAATGATATATAATATGTTAAATTTCTACTAAGGTAGATAAGACATATCTTTATTTTGGAAAAGAAAAACAAAAAAACAAAATGGAGGTATAAACAATGGAAAAATTAACAGATCAGGAAAAGAAAGCAATTAAACAGGCTGTAAGGGAATGCGGCTATTATGATGCAGTGGAAAATGAAGAAACCCTTTGCGATTGGTACGAAAATGGGACCATATCGATAAACACCGCCCGGAATGGTCGCGCTGTTGCTTGGGTGCTTTTGGAAAACGCGGAAAAGGCTCTTTACGTTGATACACTGGAAGAATTAACCGAGGAAGAAATAGAAAGCGAGTTATGCTAATATGCAGAAAGTCAAGAAAGCAGCCGCGCAAATGGATAAAAAGGAAATTTATAGCATTTTAAATTCCGGCGGAAATCAAATAATTATAAATGATTTTGATGCTTTTGTAGATTTACAGGAAAAAGCTATTTCACACGATGATTGTTGCGTTGTGCCGTTTTTTAAAGACGGCACAATCATTTTAAAAAACATATACAACCGAATAACCATATACATGATTTTGATTTTTTCGGATTGCAAAATGGAAAAAGAAAATACTAGCGTATTTTTAAATTCTGCGCGTATAGAATTTTTTGACGAAGATATTACAACCTATGAGGAATTTGCAAAGATCGCATCAAACCGCTTATACTCTCACGGTAAAAACTGGACTTTCCAATACATAGGAAAAACAGAAGTGGAATTTTGCGGGCATAAGTACAGAATAAAATCCTTTGAAAATTCTACAACAGCAATTTTAAAAAACAGAGGGCAAGCGGATCCACTGGAGCAGGTGTATAATTTACCAAATTTCGAGCAAGTACAGAAGGATATGCATTTTTCTGTCGATTTATTCTGCAATGTCATGGTGTGTATAGATTTTTTGTTGAAAAATCCGCTTGAAAAAAAGAGAGTATACAAAAAGAGGAGCGCGCATAAAAGCGCCGAAAAATTACCAGGAGCAGAAAAGAAAAATGATATACAAGTTTTTTCACTGAACTCCCTACAATTCAGAACCGCAAACAAAAAAGCGGCGGCAGCTTTAAAAAACAAGAAATTTACGCGCTATTCTGAAGGCTGGAGCGTTCGCGGTCACTACCGCCACTACAAGAGCGGAAAAACTGTGTATATTGAAAGCTTTGAGAAAGGAAAAGGCAAGAAATCGAAAGACAAGACCAAGAAATATATTTTGTAATTTTCTGACCAAAATTTCACGAAAATTTTGCAAAATCCATCAAAAACGCCGTTTTGGTTTTTGAGCCTGTAAAATAGTACCGGGGGGGGGTTCAAATTCTCCCCGATTTGAAATTTTTTTCGCGAAAAATTTTTGAATACAAATCTTTTTTGACATTTTTCTCGAGATTTTCAAAATCCAGTTTTTCCAGTTCACATAAAACCAATTAGTACGCAACTTTTTTTGGAAAAATTTTCATCAGATCATCAGCCATGTAAACGATATCTCGCCCATACAGCGACAGAAAATCTGCAACTATCTCTTCTGTTCGCATATCCATTTGACAGCCGTTCTCGAAGCTGTAAACGTGCGTAAGCTCATGGCATAGCACCTTGTCTGTCATTTTTTCTGACAGGTTATCAGCAATCGTTACCGTCTTGGTAGTATTGTCGGTAACGCCAAGGGTGTATACACCGTCTGACCTGCGCAGTTCTTCACTGTTCGGTCTGACAAATTGCAGTATCCAGTTATTTTTATTTACTGTAAAAATCATATAATCAACTCCTAAAAAGGCTATGAGCATTTACACCCATAGCCTTTACCTTTACATTTTGCTGACAAGGACTGATAATTTGGATTTTGCCATGTTCATTTCTTCCTGTGACATTCCTTTCATCAGGTTCAGCAGATCGTCTGACATTTCTTTCATGTACTTCTCCAGCTCACGCATTTTTGCTTCTTTGTCCTGCGGTTCATTTCCTTTGTGCAGTTCTTTTGATTCCGTGTAAGCCCTCTTTGCGCTTTCATACCGGCTTTCAGTGTGCATAGGCTCTGTATAGTACATGCGACCATTTCCCTTATCCATATCACGGCTGTATTCCATATCGTGATAACGCTCTGGTGTCATATGCCAGTACGGCGGTTCCTCGTAACCTCTGCGGTATGTTCCGCGACCTTTTGGAGCAAATCTGCCATTAGCATAGCGATAGTGGTCGTAGTATCTTCTGCCGTTTTCTTCGCCATATTCTGCCTTAAGGCTTCTTAAGAGTTCTTTGTCGTACTCTTCTTCCTCTTCATCAGACTTTTTCATAGCCTTAGAAATTATTGAATGATACTCGGCTTCTGCAAGGTCTTTAATCATATCCACGACTTCGCCCATTTCGGAAGTATCAACATTCTCAATGCCCTTTTCAAACTCATTGACGGCTTTTTCTGTAAGGCACTCCTGCATTTTGTGTATTCTTTCAATGTGCATCTTCTCACCCCCTACGCTTCACGAACAGCAATTAAGTTACTATTCTGTACTTCAATAGCCTGTGTAGATGTATTCTGCACTGCTACAGTACTGCAACAGCCACAAGGCACATCAACGTAGGCTTGCGCCGATACATTAAAGAAATTCTCAACTGCTGCCGGTGTTACAACCATTCTTGTTGATTGCAAAGGCTCGCCATCTACCGCAAGTGCAAGTGAAATAGCTCCAACCGTACCGCCTGTTGGTATCTGAATATTTCCACTAAACGATACAAGAAATCTTGCTCTGCACTGGTTTGTAATGCCTCTTAACTTGACGATACCACTTCCCTGTCTATGGACAATGCACTTGCTACCACATACTGGTGTTTCTGTCAAAGCAACATCTTCTCCAGCGGCAACGGTTTGTAATGCAATTCCTGTAAATTCTGCCATAATAATATACCTCCTTACTTCAATTCGCTTATTGATTTTGGAACATTGGTTTCAGAATCACCTTTACCTGATTTAAGGGTTTCAACCAAGGTTTCCATATAGTCTTTTTTTGAAAGCTTATCCATCGTTTCTGTGATTTCAGAAACAGTTTTAAGCTCATTTACGCTGAGTTTTTCAAAATCAATTTTCTTGATTGCTTCGATAAATTTCTCTTTGATTTCGTTCATGTTGTTATACCTTCCTATCCATAAAATAAAGGGCAAACGTTATAGTCTGCCCTTGGGTTATAAGTAATACTGCATAGCAGACATAATCGAGTTAAACTCAATTAAGATACTCAATTATTCTGTTGTAATTAACATCCGCAGCTCTGATTACATCCGCATCCATAAGCGTATGCATTTGGATTTGGAACGACATATGCCGGGACTGCAGTCGGATTTACAGAATTGACGATTTGCTGTGTCTGTGCCGTCATTGCAGTAGTCAGAAGTGCATTCTGTCTGTCCTGTGAAGCAGAAAGTTCAAGCTTCTGTACCTTATCTCTCAAATCCGCATTTTCTTTTGCACATAAGTAGTCAAGAATTGCTCTTGTTCCTGCCTGCTGGCTGTCGATGATATCTCTTGTGTTGTTATTCATTGCATTCTGCAATGCGCAAGTGTTGGTTGCCATATTGTAGTTTACGCCTTGAATAGCTTCACGAGTTTCGCAGCAGCAGTTTGCAAGCTGTGCCTGCAATGCATTTGTATTCTGCATATTTGCGATCGTGTCAGCGTTGATTGCCTGCTGAATACCGTAGCCTGTCTGCATGATATTGGTGTTGATCCCGTTGAAACCTGTAAGCATACTGTTGTTTACAGCGTAGAATCCATCACACAGACCGTTTGTGATCCCGTCAAGTTTGCTGATAACAGCCTGATTGTCGAATCCACGCTGAATGTCTGACTGCGTAGCCGCAGTCGCAACATATCCACCGCCATTATTGCCACCCCAGCCGCCAAATCCGCCATTACCCCATCCAAAGAGCAATGCGAATACAACGATAATCCAGAGCCAGCCGCCATCGCCGCCCCAACCGTTGTTTCCGTTTCCGTCGATATTCGCTACAAGCGGAACCGACGCGCAATTTCCTGTGTTGAACATATTAGATACCTCCAAAAATATTTTATTCATAAAGAGGTCACCTAGGTATTGTGCACAAACCTCTAATATGCTGTTACATACCCATTCTGCTTTTTATTTGATTTATCATTTCATCCGGGTTTACACCTTTTTCTTGGCACAAATTACGAGCCATCTGTTCTATACCCTTCATATCGCCACTCTGAGCCATTCCGATAGCATTTTTAGCCATCGGGTTTTGCATAACTTGGCTATTTCCTATCATGCTCTGCAAAAACTGTTGCGGACTTTTAAACGCTTGAAAAAAATTCATAAAACCACCATCCTATTACTTTTTATGACTAATCTATGACTAAACTTGGACTAATCTTGACTAACTTTTGTTCTTGCATTAGTCTTAGTCAAAGATTTCTCATCAATTTTCTTTTCCAGTTCTTCTATTTTGGAAAACAGTGTATCAAAGTGCTTGTTGAATACCTCTGTGGCTTCGTCTGATAGCCCTATTTTCAATTTTTCTGTTTCTTGTGAGGGATTGGAAGGGTATGAATCTGAAACAGGTTTAAAAAGCCTTGTAACAATTTTACCGTTTGCATCCCAACTCTTGGCATATATCTCTGACAAATCTTGTGTAGGGAAAAATGCAACTGATCCATCCATTGGCACGTCATTCGCAGTAATCATATCTGCGGACTGCACCACTCTTCCGTTTATTCTTTGCGCCGTCTGCTGTATATATGACGGTTGCTGATACTGCTGCACTGCCGGCTGATTATAAAACTGTTGCTGCGGCTGCATATAGTTCTGGTAATAATTTGGATTTGGATAAGGTTGCATAATGTTCCTCTCTTTCTGTCTTTTCAGCTTCGACCAATATGTTTGTTTCATCCTGTGTCAGGAATACCTCTTTATTCTGTATTCCCATCTGACTGAAATTCATCAGCATTTTTCTTTTCCTCTTCTTCCAGTATTTTTTCCATGCCGTGCACAATGTTTGATTGTGTTTGTAGATCAAGCATCTGCATATCCGGCATCGCAAATATCTTTTCTAAAATTGCGTCCGAAAACATAACTATCAACTCCTTATAACTATATTTTTGCGCATAAAAAAAGAATGTGGTTCTCACATTCTTATCAATTTATTCTCATTTTGCATAAGGCTTTTTCAGTGTACCAGTTATGTACCAATTATGTACCAATTTTTATTACAATACGTGAAAATATATAAAAATATATAATCTCAAAAAAACTCAAAAACTCGGTAAAATGGGCATTTGTAGCAATATATTAAACCATGTAGATATTTATAAAAAATGGTAATTAACTACGATTCCTAATTTCATTTTACCTTTCTCCTTACCAGAAATGCCTATTTTATCGCATTTCTTTGTCTTTGTTTTATTTTCATGTACCAATTATGTACCAATTTTACACAACTTTTAGTGCTTTTGCCACTTTTTCAATTTCTATTTTCTTTTGGTCGTCTGTTGTATGCACGTAAAGATTCATGGTTATTCCGATGTTTGAATGTCCTAGAATCGTTTGAAGCGTTTTGGGCATCATTCCGGCTTCTATGCATCTCGTGGCAAATGTGTGACGCAGTACGTGCATTGAGAATCTCGGAATTTTTGCTTTATCGCAGATTTTGAATAGGGCTGTGTCATATGTACTGTTTTTGACTGGAGCACCAGTCTTACACAAAAATATTCTGTCTTTCCATTGCATTTCGACAAATTTCAGATGCGCGTTTTTCTCTTTTTGCTTATTCAAGATATAAATTGCTTCATCTGTCAGTGGTATAGTCCTGTACCCGGATTTACTCTTCGGCTGACCCTCTCTCCATTCTCCTGTGGAATGCCTGTACTCCAAACTTCTGCTAACCGTAAGTGTTCTGTTCTTAAAGTCTATATCTTCCCACTTTAAACCTGTAAGCTCCCCGGTTCTCAACCCAGTCTGTAAAATAAATCTATATTGATATTCATAAGACATACCGGAAGCATACTCTAAAAATTTTTTCTGTGCTTCTATTGTGAGTGCTTCTTTCTTCACAGATTCCTTTCCCATGTCAGATATAACCGCTCTTGTGCACGGGTTTTTTCTTATTACATCGTTATCAAATGCATATTGCAGCATATTGTACAATGCTATCCTTGTTTGATATATTGTCGATTTTCTATATCCTTCATCATCCATTTTGTTAAATATCTGCTGGCAATGAATACTGTTTACATCTCTTAGCAATTTGTTTCCTATTATCGGCTTTATATTCCTGCTATAACGCTCTCTGTAATTTCTGACAGTGTTTGGTCTTACCGTTTTCTCTTTTATTTCAATCCAGTACCGGAACCACGATTCAACGGTCAAGTCCGACGGAAAGTCTATATTTGAGTGCTGTTCTTCATACTTATTTTCTGAAAGCCATTTTTGGGCTTCTCTCATTTTCAAAAACAATTTTTGTATGCGCTTTCCGTACCTGTCAGTATATCTAGCGACATAGTAACCGTCTTTTCTTTGGGACAAACCCTGCCCTATTTCCTTACCTCTTAGGTCTTTTCCCATCTTTTACGCTCCTTTCCCTATATGGAAAAAGCCTTATGCAAATACATATAATATCACATAAGGCTTTACAAGTCTACAATTCCACATTATCGGCAATAAATTTTTCAAACTCTTTTCGCTTTATCAACCGCTTTTTTCCTACATAGATAACAAAATTACACCTTGGGTCGCTTGAAAGCTCTCTGATTTTGTTTATTCCGATACTGCTATATTCCGCAGCTTCTTCTATTGTCATTGTGATTTTTTCCCATACAGGCACATTCTGCTTCATTTTATCAATCCTTTCTATTTTAATTTTAAGCTTAAATACGATTCTTGAAATGGTAGCTTTTGATAGCTTTAATTTAAAAACCATTTCGTCAAGTGTTGCCCCTTTACACAAATACTGGAACACTTGGTACTCTTCTTCTGTAAAATTAGCATTTCCGACGATTGAATCAATCTCTGGCTTAGTCAGTTCTGATAACTTCATAAGCCATTCTCCCTTTTTACTTTTTTATTCCTGATTTCACTATTCTCACAGCTTCTTCAAAACACATATCTACCAAAGTTTGAAGAACAGGTGCCATAAATCTAAATCCTGGTATTCTTTTTATTGCCAAATCAAGTGCAGTCTTTGAAGTTAACCTCAACTGTTCCACAACCTTGTCCAGATCGTAGGCAGTCGGAACATCATCAATAGCAACCAATTTGATAACACCGCTTCCGGTATGACTTGCTATCACTTTTCCATTGAATTTATCCGCATCAATCAGTCTCATTTACACATTTTCCTTTCTTTCTAAAAAACAATTTATTCGTTCTTTGCAGGTAGCTTCTGTCTGCCTTTTTTGCATTTTCGCAATTTGACTTCCAGTGTTTTTCACATACCTTATATCCTTTCTTCACTGGTTCTCCGCAAAAGAAGCATTTCCCTTCGGAAACTCTTTCCCAGCCGTATTCTCTCGGATATATATTTTTCCTTTCTTTTTCCCTGCATTTTATACAGGTATAATATCCTGTTCCTTTTACGCTTACCTTTCCACAACGAGTACAGATTCCATCCGCTTTCCTCTGATTGTGTAACTGCTTATGGTAATCCCTCATGTATTCGTTGTATTTTTTTCTGTTCAGTTCTCTCTCTTTTTCTATCCTATTCGTATTTTCAGCAGTGCATTCCGGGCAGACCTTTTCAGAGCCGAACAATTTGTTTTTTTGGCACCTTGGGCAATATCCCATTTTGGCGTACCATCTTCTTGTTTCTGTCAGTTTTTTGCTTCTTTCTTTTTGGCATTTTGAGCAGTAAATTCTATTGGCTCGATCATTTGGTTTCCCACATGATACACATATGCCCTCTGCTTTCAGCCTTTCATATCTTTCTTTGTCGTACATATAATTGTATGAGTAAAGCTAGCTTTTTGTCCGGACAAACCTCTTTACCTCCTACAATTTTAATTTTTCTTTCAGACGATCCGGCATAGGAACGCATTTTCTTTCTGCCGCAGGTTCTTCTTTGTTTTCCAACATAGGATTTTTGAGCGCTTCAATTCTTTTGCCATTGCAAGACCTATTTTCGGAAATCATGGCTTTTATGTCATTTGGCAGTTTCTGCATTTCTTTTTGCCTATTTACAACCAGACGATAACTCTTAATAAAATTCGACTGGATCACGCTCTCAATACTCTTTATGTCAGTCTGTGCCCAATTATGTATGTTTTCAGGACTTCCAACCGCTTCTTTCACAGCATCGGGCAACTTCTCAAATTCCTCTCTTGACTTGTAATTTCCATTGCGCAAAGCCTTGCTGACAAGCGACCACGCTTCCATTTCATTCAGTTGCGCAGGGCTGTTTATCATCTGTATCTTATCAATGATCTGCCCGATTCTAGGTGCGAATCCGCTTGTATCTGTCACGATATAGGCTTTAAGTGCCATCTGTACTTGCTGATACGGATAATCTGCAAGCATCAGAAACCAAGTGTTGACAGCTATTGTCTTATCCGGTGGCTTGTAATTTGGGAATGCAGCTTGCACCATCATAAGAAGCTCTATCGTTTCATCTCTTGTCACTAGGCATTCCTCCATTCGTCATATACGCTGCTTTCTGATTGAGATTGTTCTTTTCTTTTCCGTTCCCAAGTTCTAACAGCCGCTTTCCAATCTTTCATTCTATTCTTACCGATCATCCAGCCTTTGCTCGAATAGAAATCAATGAATGCCATCGGATCAATATTGTTTTTTCGTTCTTCGCAATACTGTTTGACTTCATCAAGAGTGGGCGGATAAAAGCGTTTAGCTTTTTCCCCTCTCACACTCTCCTCTTTGCTATCCTTATCTATACTATTCTTATCTATACTTACCTTACCTTTACTATCCTTACCTATGTATCCATTCTGTATACATACTGTATCCATTTTGGATACATCCAACGTATAAGCCTTGTTAGACTTGATTCCAAGCATAGATTTTTCTTCCACATAATCTGTTGGTCTGTACCTATCCGTCTGAATGTAATTGTGCATTTTCCAGTGTTTTATTACGATTATCCCACTCTCGAAAAGTATGATAAATGATTTTGCAATCAGCAATTTAAAATCATCATCAGAAGCACCGCACATTTTTTGTATTTTCTTTGGGTTATTCACAAATCCATCATCGTCCGCGTTCATGGAAAAATGAAAATATAACATTTGTGTGCTACTTGGCATATCTAAAAAAGCGTCACTTTCGGTTATCTTTTTTGTAAACATACGTCTTTCTGCCACTTATATCACTCCTTATCAATCAATCTCTAAGTCAAATATAGACATCTGCTTATCTCTCTCAAATACAAGCATTTCATTCTTTGCTCGCTCGTAAAAGTTTCTGTCAATCTCAAATCCGTAAGCACTTCTACCGAGTTCCGCGGCGGCTCTCAACGTGCTACCGCTACCGCAACAAGGGTCTATAACTACATCTCCCTCGTCTGTAAAAATTTCAATCAACTTCTTAATAACTGCAACAGGTTTTTGTGCCGGATGAATCTTCGGTATGTCTTTACCGTCTTTCTCCCATGCAAACCAATTAAATACCATGCGACCTGTTCCTCTAATATTCTTTCCGTTCTCGTCTGTCTGACAACCATTTCTAAATTTCGGAAGTTTATCACGATAAAGAACAAGCGCATATTCCGTTGCGCCTACGATACGCATATTTGCTTTAAGCACCTGTGGACTGTAATTTTTAACAAACACTAAAGGTATATAATTGACAAATCCGTGCTTCTTTGCCGCCGCAATCAATGTCTGCAACTGTTCAAAAGAACAAAACACGATCATACAAGGACTGTTGCTACTTCTTCCTCTTGCAATCGGCTTGGAATCTTCTTTCTTCAACATCTTTGAACAGAAATGGAAATATTCATAAAGGTTGAAATTGAAATCAGAATTAAAAGCCGCTTTCTTTGCAAGTTTGCTTTCTCCGTTCTTATTATCCCCCCCCCGTTGTACCACATAGGGTTACTACCATAGAAGTTAGTTCCTACATTGTAAGGAACGTCGGCAATAATCAACTGTGCCGGAGGAATAGCATATTTCTTGTAATTCTGCATAGAATCACGATATATCTCACATTTAACTTTTTTCTTATACATTCTAAATCTACCAAAAGGAAACCTAGGTTTTATGCGCGCATCCTGTTCCTTTCTGATAATTTTTTGTTAGTTATCTTCTTTTCTTTTGAAGCTCTCACAAGACACATCAAGCAAACAACCGCATCTTTCGATTTCTGTTACTCCCCAATATGTCTTATATCTGTAAGAGTTTTCACATTTAAAGCAGAAATCCTTGCCATTATTCAATTTGCAACTTGTCTTTTTATCTTCCAGATTTTTCCCGAGACTCTCGTTTATCCTTTTGAGCTCCTCGACCTTTTTCTGTGATTTCTCAAAATCTTCAATGAGTTTGCTGTATTTCTTCTTACTTAAAATCTTCATTCCGAATCACCCACTTTCAATAAATCCATAAACTTCTCATACTGCTTCTGTGACACCTTGTTATGCTTTTTATCCTCTCTAATTTCGATTTTAAGGTGCTTGTCTGCGATAGAGAATAATTCCCTTGCCAAAACCTTTTTTCCTTGCTGTATGCCGTCTCTATATCCCTTGGCAGGCTTAAATTCATTTATCTTCTCCTTGCCCTCTCCTTGACCCCCGGAAGTTTTGTTGTAGCGGCACTGGTATCCTTTTTTTGTAAACGCCAAAATCCAAGACTGCTCCCACTTGTCAAGTTCTTCTTTCGGGTAGTGTAAAAAATTCAGCTTCCAGCCATACGGGTTTTCTTCGCTGTAAAACCCTCTCTTTTTGATCGAGAAGTCTATGTGCTGATAGCCTGTCAAGTGGCTGCACATCCTTTGCAAAATATGTAATGCCTGCCCGATGTAAAAATAAGATATTCCGTTTTCATCGGTTCGCGTCAAGAAATATATACCACTACCATCATCAAGTTTCGGATTGACAGCAAGCAGTTTTTCCCTGTTCTTCTTCTCAATCGCATATATCTGTCTGTAATTTGGTTTCACACTCTCACTCCAATCTAATATTTAATATCAAATCCGCCATGTTCATTTATCCAGTCGATAGCCTGTGCATATGTAACACCATTGTTCTTCAAAACATACAGAAGATTATGGAATTTTGGATGCGTTTCTTTCAGCCTTAAAAATCTACTTTCTTTTTCCAAGTGGCATCCGAATCCACATAGAACACACCCAGTTCTACTACAACCAGTTGTTTTCAATACAGGTCTTTCAGCATCAAAAATCCCTAAATCAGCAAATGACATTTGGTTTTCGCATTGCCCCATAGCTTCATAATCTGTAACTACTTCGCCGTAAACTGAACATATTGGAAAATAGAATTCATTATTCTCGACATTTGCACCTGTTGACTTGTATACAATTCTATTTCCGTAAAACATTTTGTCGTTGCCCATTCTAAATTCAATCATACGTTTAGCATTTTCTTTGATATAAAGCAGCACATCCTGTTCTGTCCAAAAACTCATAGGATTGCTATGTGGTCTTGTGACATTAAAAGCATTACAGCCATCCTGCAACCATTTCTGTGTACGCATAATGCTTTCACTTGCCATAGTCGCTATAATCGGCTTTCTGCCTGTTTCCTTTTCATAATCGTGTGCAGGCTTTTTCTTCATAATGTCACAGCATAAGTCACTTATCTCGAATGGTGCGTCAAGAAAGAATTTATATTTTTCTTGATTAAACTGACTATAATTGCCTTTGCTATCTGTCAATTCTCCGTTTAATCTGCGTAACCTATATTCTGAACCGCTAGGGATAACTCCCATCTGCAAACTCTTGTACTGCTCGTTCTGCTTGTTTATTCTTCTGTCTATTCCTAGCAGATCTGCCATGTAGCAAGCATACGGAACTGTCTGTCTGTCTGTCTGTCTGTCTGTCTGTCTGTCTGTCTGTCTGTCTGTCTGTCAAGATTGTGTTGTCAGATTTTTGACTGTCAAGGTATTTTACATACTTTCTTGCACCACTAACGCAATTTGCCACCTCTTTACTTATCAATGGAAATCCATACTTTTCACAAACCTGCGCAGGTGAAAACTCAGGATATAAAAACACAAGGTTATCAAAAGTCTCGGCAAATTCCTTTAGCTCTGGGTATTGCGTCGGAACATCAACAAACACCAGCGGAATATCTTTATATTTGCAGACATTGCGTACAATATCGACTAAAACTGTACTGTCTTTTCCACCACTGAAACTGACGTAAACGCCATCTTCGCCAAAACGGTCAACCCATTCTGTTATCCTCCGTGCGGTCATTTTGATTTTTGCAGACAAAGGAAGTGATTGCATCTGATACAGGTCTGTCATTGTATGCTTATTTTCTTTATTCATTCTTACCGCCTTTCAGTTGATCAGCAATTTTTTCAAGCTGTTTTATAATTTTATTTCCGCTGCAGGTATAAGGAACAACCTCGTCAGCTTTTCGTAGAAAATCATCAATTCCCCTGTTATAACCATTGGAAAAATTCGTTTTATTAAGGTTTCTCATGGCTTTTAGTTCTTCTAGCCATTCTGCAAGCTGTTCATGTTCTTCTGCACATTTAATACAGGATTGATACATCATTCCGTTATGCTCGAATTTCGCATAATATCTCTGTTCCTTGGCTTTTTCTCTTGCGTGTTCTATTGCTTCGTCAATCGTCATACTTGGCACCTGCCTTTACAATTTCGATTGCCTTGCAAATAATTCCTTTAATTCCAAAATCTACGGAATTATATCTGCCTTCTAAATCTTCCAACTGTTCTACAACCTTATCAATATCATAGGTGATTGGATAATCGCGCAATGCATAAATTACATCTTGCATATCTTCCGCATCACCAAACATAACCGATTTTTCAAATGCATCAGCATCAATCAGTCTCATTCTTCATCACTCCAATCTAATTTTTGACCGCAATTATCACAATATTTAATGTCGGTATCTTTGTAGCCATCATCACACAATAGTTCTCCGCAAGTAGGACAATACCATTCAAATGGAATCCTCTCTCCACTATTTTTCACTTTCCTTGGAACTTGCTTTTCAAGTACCTGTATTGCCATATCAACAGATTCTTGCAACATCACATAGCCACTTGTTGGCTTATTGCTTTTAAGACATTTAATAGCTTCTGCTTCGTTGCGTATTAGTTTTTCACTCTCTGTCATATTATTCCTCACTTTCCGGCTTATCACACCGCTCAAACTCGATAACCCACACCCACCATCAATCTTTTCTATGCTTTTTCCCATGACATTTATAGCATAACCATATAACATCTAAAGGCCTTGAATAGTCATCATGATGTGCAGTCAATCTTACTTTTCTACCGCATTCCTCACAAAATTCTGGTTTTACAACATCACCACGTTTTACAGCATTATTTAATTTTCTCCTTGCTACATACTTTTCATCTTTTTCTCTTTCACGATTACGGTCACGCTCTCTGAATTTTTCAATATCCGCTTTCCTCGCACGTTCCATATACCTTTGATTATTTTCTCTTGCAGTATCCTTATTTCTCGTTCTTATGCTTTCTTTGCAATGACATTTCTTACATTCTGGCGTAATTCCAAGAATCGTCCGCTTATTCTTATAAAATTCCTCATACGGCTTAAACTCTTTACATATTCCGCATTGATATAATGTAATACCGTCTTTTACAATAGTTTTTCTTCTCCTTGCGTTATTGACGATTCCTTTATGAGAATCACTCATTTTCTTTTTACTTTCTTCTGAATGTGGCGTATCATGCATTTTGTATTTCCTCCGGCTTATCAATTTTCACAAATTCTATCACGAAAACGTAAGGATTCGCATCCCAACCATAGCAGTCAAGGTCGGATTTCTTGATGGTGGAGTTCCAAAGTTTTTCCCATTCCATCATCATTTCATCACATTGACTGCACTGTTCTTCTGTCCCATAACAGCACTGCGAACCGCTTTCTCCGTATGTATTAAGACAATCCCAACAATCAGGATAAACTCCCTCTTTTATCACATTAACCGGCTTCATCTCCTGCAGCCGCTCTACCCTCACATCCGTAACCTTAATCCAGATACGCGTGGCTTCTTTTGGCATGTGAATGGATGGGTGCCACTTCGCGTCTCCGCTTATTTCATCTGTTGCCCGATACATGTAGCAACCACAAGTTTTATCCAAAACGCTTTTCTTTGGCTCTTTGGGGCAATTTCCTCTTTCGTCTCCATCACAGTTCCGACATTCAAAACGCTCCCATGTTTCCCGAATGTACAGGATATCTCCAGGCTGATATGGCTGTGTTCTGATACAAGGTTCGTTCTTGCCGTTATACAGCATCGATCCATCTTTGATGTAGCCAGTCCATTTAGGATTCTTTCCAGAAAGAAATTTTACCAACCGCCTTGTGCAAGTCTTTCTCCCGTCCAGAATCGCCCGAACATTTCTGTATTAAACAATATTGGTTTCATACTCATTCGCCGTTCCTCCTTTCTAATTCCCCTAGAATTTTCTCGGCTTTAGCAATGTGTTCGTTACATTTTTCATGCAATAAACTTATTATTAAAAAATAAAATTTTATTACCGCAAGATGAAACTTAAATCTAACTCCATTCATTTTTATCCCTCTATTTCTGCTTCTGATTGCAACCAATCCAAGCAACTGATCTGTCCTTCGTATTCCTCTCCGAATGTGTTTTTAAATCCAACAAGAAATTCTGATAGTTCTTCATACGGCATATTCCTTATTTTGTCGGCATTGGTCTTTCTGCTATTACATCTGCAGCAAGGCTCATCGTCTCTTGAATTGCTGTTGTGCTGGCAGTTGCAAGTATGATTAGTTTCATAATTCTGTATGCTTGCCACTTCTGTAAAAGCTGTGAGCATATCAGAAAAGTATTTCAGCATACTATCTCTGTCGATGTTGTGCTTATCTGCCATAGCACATACACTTGCCAATGTGTCGGTTACTATGTTCTGTAAATCTTCCATTTCTTTATCTGTGAGATCGCTCTGCTTATCACTCATTTTCTCCACCTCTCAATTCTTCAAAATAAAATTTCACATCATCCGACACATATTTAACTATTCCAAACCGCTCCGCCACTTGATATGGTATGCTATCACGCATAAGTCTTTTGTGTATTTCAGACAAGTAATTTCTAAATCCCTCGACATCTAAAGTGGATTTATAGTGGTTACAACTCCTGCAAGCTGGCATGTAATTTGAAATGTCGTCTGCTCCACCTATCCTAAGCGGTGTTGCATGGTCTACCTGCATATCTTTGTAAGCTATTTCTGTACCACAGTAAGCGCAATGTCCGTTATACATGAGATATACAGATTGTCTTACTTTTTTAGGTATTGCTTTTCTTTTACTCATTACTACCTCTCAATTCTTTCAGTTTTGCTTCTGCTTCTGATTTTGTGAGGAATACTGTTTTACCAAATTCCATAACATCAATTTGACCTGAAAAAGTCCCATCATTTGATTCATAATCGCAAAACAGTATAACTCCTCCATCTTCAAAACAATCCAAATGAAAGTCTTCAACCGTAAACTCGTCTACGTCTTTTCCAAATCCTGCGAAATCAAGAAAAATTTTATCTCCCACCCTGCAAGGCAACTTGATAAGTCTGCCCTGTTCCTCTAAGTCCTCATATTCAGCTAATTTTTCCGCAGCTGATACATAATCGTGTTCTTTTACCCACACGTCAGATTCTCCATCCGGAACATTATAAATTCTTTCTGTCAATTTTTCCATTACTGCTCCTTTCTGCATTTGATTATCTGGTCAATGTATTCCTGGCAATCAATCACGCATTCTTCCTGTGTTTTGAATTTGATACCATTCCACAAACTGTTGTACCTTATATCTCTTTCATCGTTGGATGATATGCAGTAATACCAGCTATCGTAATTAGAAGAATAGTTTATATGGCACTCAAACTTTTTGTACTTGCCTTTGTAAAATTTGCTACTATCAAATCTTCTTGTAACATCTTTAAGTCGCATATATTCATCTCCTCACTAATTATCGTTTTTCTCTTTCTTCTTGACATCTACAAAGCTATCAGCAATAGCTTCTTTAATAATCAAAGCATTGTATCTTTCAAGGCTGATTGTTACTGTTCTATCTTCGTATTCTCTTTCATTTCCTAAAATATCTTTGTATTTAGCCATATAATCTCCTTTCTAAAACGGGCATTCGTTTGGGTTTCTTAGTAACCATTCCTTTCCCGGCTCTGCAACGTCCACATTTGCGTTTCTAGCGACTTTTTTCATCTTCTCGATAAATAAGTCCTTATCTGCATTTTCACTCGATAAATGGCACATAATCACATTCTGCAAATCATTTGAATTGTTCGATTTTACAAACTCGCAAGCGGTGTCAATGGATAAGTGACCTTTGAAAACGTGTCTTGTCTTTGGGTCATTGTCCTTATCAACTAAATCCTTGTCATAATCAACGCCCAAGAGAATGTGATTGATGCCTTTGAATTTCCATTTGATTAGTTCACAATCGGTAATATAAAGCATTTTACCCATCTCTTTGTGTGTAATCAGAAATCCGTATATTGGGCAAGGTTCGCCATTTGCGTGTGTATGCGTCCATCTGCCATCTAATGTCGTTAAATCAAATGCCTGTATTCTAAAATCTCCATTGCCAATTTTCATAGGCTTTTCAGTTATGTATGGTTCAAATACAGGTATTCCCATATCATTAAAATCTTTTACCGACTTGCTATGATCGGAATGAGCGTGGCTGACTATACAGCCAACCACACTTCTTATATTCCAATTCAAGCCTTTCTTAATCTCCTTAATCGGTATTCCGCAATCAAGGATAAGCGTTTCTCCGTTGTCGGAAGTCAGCAAATAACAATTCCCTGCTGACGATGAGCCTAAGCATTTTAATCTCATGCTCACACCTCGATTTCATCATCCTGCGGAAACCGAAAATACTCGCTCGTTGCTTCTTTGAATTTTTCATTACTTAGAATTCTCAACGATTCTTCAAAACGCTGTGAATTAGCCATATGATGATAGAACTCATTATTTTCATATTTTTCTCTAAAAATTTCCATAGCCTTAATTGCCTTTTCTTCGGTTGAATAAATTCCAATTACACATCTTTCGTCACCCACTTTTGCAATAACGCTTTCATATTCAACATATAAAACTGCCTTTTCGTAAGGGAAATCTACTATTCCGTCCTGTGAAATTACTCTCATCCGAAAAACTCCTTTCTGACATCAACTACCTTACACTTTAATTTGTAACCCCAATCATCAATCGGCGGTCTTTTACTCGGACAGCAGATAAAATCTCTGCATATCCGAGGGCGAACCGCATATATTGCACATTTCTCTTTTTGCTTGCTATTATCAAGAAACGGGCATGTCATATCGATGTTTTCTTGTGAAAATGGATATGCGCGCTTCTGTTCTTTGATATGTCTCTTTGCTATGTATCTGTGGATTGCATCTATCTCATTTTTAGTCATGGGAAGTACGTTGCTGCAACAATTTCCACACTGGGTACATTCGCCATTGCAGGTCAAATCATATGTGCCGCTGGAAAACTCTTTCATCATTTGCTCAATGCTTCCATTTTTCATAAGCCGTTACTCTTTCAGAAAACTTGGTTCTGCTGCCGCTTCGGTTGCTTCTACATCGATTACTTCATCTTCCGGGAAATCTACTGAGTTTGCGTTTTCTTTAACTTCTGATTCCACATATTTTTCAATGTCCTGTTCTACATCATTAACGGTAGCCATTTCCTCGCTTGCATATAACCCTTGAAATCTATCTGGGAACGCTTCTCTTAATGCCTGAACAACAGCTACTTTTCTAATCATCGTTCCCGGTTTCTTCGCCCACTGGATATTTAATGAACCGTCTTTTTTGCGACCTGCGTATTCGTCAAATGAAACAGACTGATATTCCGGTTCTTTGCCTTTGATAAATACTTTTGCCCATCCACCAACAAGTTTTTCTTTTGGCAGAACCATGGAACCCTCTCGCTCTTCGACTGTTCCATCCTCTTTTAAAACAATAACTCCTGCTTTCTTTCCGTTATAATTTGGGTTGGAATCTGCTCTCTTTGTAAAAACATCCTTTCCTGTTACAATGGCTGCGGGGTCACTATTTCCATATTTGATTAAATACGCTTCTTTCAAAAATGGATTCAAGTGCTGATATTTGCAAAGAGACATAAACATCATTACTTCGCCGTCAGATACGTTTCCGCCGCCGCTAACAAGGTATTTTCGAATCATATTCGGAGAAATCTTAACAAGCTCTCCGTTTGCTTCGTATTCTACAATCTGTGTATTCTCTGCCATAATTACTTTTCCTCTCTTTCTAATATCTCTTTTACATATAAATCCATTGAATGACATAGCTTAATGCAATTACCATGTGATGCATGGTTTTTCCAAGCATTATATTTTTCATAGAATTTCTGCTCTGTCATTCTCCCGGAATTAACACGTTTCGCCCATAATCTTATTTTCTTTTTGATTCTTCTCTTGTTTGAACCATTTAGCTTTCGTATGTATTTACCGTCATTTGTGACATAATGATGAAATCCTGTGAACAACATACCGTTTTTAAATGGTATAATCTGTGTTTTTCCATTCAGTAATAGACCAAGACTTTCCACAAACTGATTTATGCATTCAAGACACCATTTCAGATATCTTTTATCATGATGGATCAAATAAAAATCATCCATGTATCTTCCATACAGCTTTATGCCCAACTCGTTTATGATAAAATGGTCTAAACCATCCAGCATAAGCAATGCATATACCTGCGCTACTTGATTACCAAGCGGCAATCCAAGACAATCGGTGCTGTCAATAAATAAGTGATTGAGCCATCTTGTGTAGTCTTCCGAAAAATAATAATCAACTATATCTTTCAGCACTTCGTGGTCTATTTGATAGAAAAATTTTGTGATATCGCATTTCAAAATCCACCCGTCAAGACCATGCTTGCTATAAAATTCAAGCATATGTTCTTTTAAACAATCCATTCCAAAATGCGTACCCTTTCCTATCTGCCCGGCATAATTTGTCCTGATAAATTCATCTTCCAGCCTTGGATGAAGGATATTATCGCAAAGGCAATGTTGCACTACTTTATCTTTAAAAGAACACGATTTAATCACTCTTTCTTTAGGCTCATATACCTTAAACTCATTGTACGGATTCATCCGATATGTTTGATTTTCAAGCTGTTCTTTCAAAATATGTAGTCCTTCAAGGCTCATCGTCTGAAACCTTGCACTGTTGCCATTAAATCCTTTGCCTGCTTTAGCCTTTTTATAAGCCTTATACAGATTCCCGTAATCACATATAACGTCTTTATCCATAGTAAAAAATCCTTTGTATTTACCCTATGAGGGAAGGTCTTGCACTTTTTTGTATCTTTTCCTGATTTCGGCTTATTGCCTACTCTTTCTGTCTGCTTGATACAGAATGGACGAACACCGTTGTTGTTGTTACAGTTGTTGTTGTTGATATTGCCGGACGGAGCAACAACGGTTTATACAGTGCAAAACCTATATTTTTTATCTTTCTTTATCTTTACTTCTCCAAGCAATAGCCATGTGCTTAATATCAGAAACCATTTTCGACCAGTATTCCATGCTCTTTTCGTTGATTATATTTAGTTTCATCGATAATTCGATGTAAAAAAGCAATTCATCACAATGTGTTATTGCTTTGGTTTGTAATTCCGACCGCTCCCTGCGGTACAACTTCAAATCAGTTCGATTCGCTTCATACAAATATTCATAGATTTCAAGTGATTTGTTCTGCATCTTATCCACAAGCGAAAATCTGTACTTTTTCGGATATCTATTGCAATTTGAAGTTATGCGCAAGGTATGTTCTGCCAAATCCTTTGATTTCAAAATCACTTTAAGTTCCGTTTCTGCCATTTACTTATTCCTCTGATTCAAAGATTGCAGAAGAAAAGATACAAACCGGACGAACACCGTAGTCGAAGTTACAGCGGCCGTTGAAGATACCGCCGGACGGAGCAACAACGGTAACTTGTCTCTCATATCCATTGCAAGGTGTGCTCCACGGGCTAATAAGCCACCACCAGCAATCATCTGTGTTAGGGATAAGGCTTCTATACTTTCTGTATTCGTCAACAGTAAGCAGTGATACCTTGTCTGCGCAATAGTCATACTCTGTCTGACCGTCAAGAGAAATCAAATCTCTATTAAATTCGATAAGATTATCTTCTCCGATCTCATCCGCGATTCTATCGATGAAATCTGTATTAAGGTATTCTCTTAACTGGCTCTTGAGCCAGTCGTTGGATTCTTTGTCGAATTTCATTTCTTCATCCAGTTTATCTGCGACACACATATATCCGCTATCGCTGATATTAAGGATTTTCCAATTAAGACCTGCAAGCTCAAATGTATCTCCGATTTTCAAGCCGGATGGAATTTTTACAGATTTTGAAGTTCCTTTAAGAATAGCCACTTCATTTCTTAACTCATTGATCTGTTCCTGCAACATTTTCATCGTTAAATTAGTAGCCATAATCATTCTCCTTTCTTTGATACAAAGATATTAGATTTCAAGATACAAACCGGACGAACACCGTTGTCGTAGTCACAGCTGTCGTCGCCGAAATTGCCGGACGGAGCAACAACGGTCATTGAATATTCGCGCCCACGATCTTTTGTGCTCCAAGGCGTACAAGTCCACCACCAATCATCCAGATCTTTATTAACAAGCAAGTCATTGTATCTTCTTGCTTCGTTAAAGGTAATTGGTCTAACCTTGCAGGTGCAATCCTTATATTCGCGCTGCATATCAACAGAAGTCAGGTCAACCGAATGTTCCACGATATTTTCTGCGCTGACTTCTGATTCAATAACCGGCTGGATATCTCTCTCAATAACTTTCTTAAGGTTTGACTTGTTGTAATCTTTTGAATCTCTGTCGAAAACAACATTTTCTGCCATAAATCCTTTAGAGATTACTTTCGCAGTGTTTCCTACATGATCCAAAACGATAAAATCATGTTTGCCGATCTTGAATGTTTCTCCCGGCTTCAGTTCTGATAACTGCACCTTATCGGGTTTTGCGCTAGTCAGCCTTTCAAAAGCTAATTTTGCACCAACATAGAAATCATATTCATCTGCCGGATTACAACGTGCGATAGCTTTCTCTCCTGTTGTCTTGTCCAGCGCGATAACCTCACGGTCTTTGCTGTAAATAACAATGGTTTCATTTACCGGCTCAAGATCGTTTTCATCAAAATGCCAAATATAATTTGCTTTAGAATCATACACAGAATATCTTCTAAATAATGTTATTCCTTCGATTTTTACAATCTTACCCATCAAATGATCCATTTCCCCTTCGTCACTCCAATAGCTAGGTCTTTTTTTGAATTTCTTTACTCTTACCTTGTCTCCTACTTTAAATCTCATTTTTTTCCTCGCTTTCTGCTGACAATTTAATTTCAGCCATATAAATTGTTTCGATGCATTTGGGCATCACGTGAAAAGTAACGTCAGTGCCGTAAATAACGCTTTTAAAAATCAAAGCACCTTTCTTACTGATTCCTGCAAAATAACCTGCATGACATCTTCCAGATGCATTGAAAACAACATAATTTCCTTCGCGGATTTCTTTTCCGTCTGTAGTCAGTACCATCACTGTGGTTTCCCTTTTAATTTCCATTTCTACCTCCTACTCGATTTTTAGTTTTTTATCGGTTACGATCAGTGCAATTAACTGAAATTTAACCATTTCAGAAACCGTTTTCAGATTTTCGCTGTCAAGGCTCTCTGCATCATCAAGAATTATCGGCATTGAAATACCTTTGATTTTCTGAAATGAACTGCAAATATCGATTTTTCCGAGGATTCTGTTGCCCTTGTTGCTAGAGATGTCAAGAATCGATTTACCATCAACCATAGGAATACAACAGTTCTTGTATTCGCCATTCTTGACGTAGTCAAACAGTTTCCATTTAACCAGTGAAAAGTGTTTGTTGACTTCTCCGGTCAATCTTTCGTTCTTGCACTTATCAAGCTGTTTCAGCAGATACAGGATTTTTTCTGCCGTTGTGACAGCCTGTTCCGCATTTTTCTGTTCTTCTTTCCACTTAGCAATCTGATTGTCAATATCCGCAGTATCTGCTGCCGATAATTGACTATTGCAGTCAGCAATCTGTTTTCTGATTTCGCTTTCCTGCTGCTTCAACTCTGCTTTCAGTCCGGCTGTAGAATCAAACCGCTTCATTGTTTCTTCACACTCTGCGATTTTTTTCTCGATTTCTTTGTATTCATCAGTCTGCGAAACGTCCACAGAATCCGGCAAAGAATTGTATTTTTCTTTCAGTTCCGCTTGTTTTAATTCTGCTTCTCTGATCTCTTTTTCCAGTCGTTCAACCGTCTCTCTGTCTGCTTCAATCTCTGCAAGGCATTCTTCTTTGGTCTTTTTGAAAAGATTTCCGTTTGCTTCGATAGCTTTTAATTCTTCTGCCCTGTGGATTTCAAATTCGGCTATCATGGCTTCTTTTCTACACTGCGGCAACTCTTGACCGCAATACGGACAAACAAGGCTGTTTTCGTCAAATACACGTTCCTTTGCCTGCTTCCATTTTTCAGCCTGATCTTTTCTACCCGCTTCTGCTGTATCTGCCTTATCTGACATGGCTGTCATGTGCGTAGCAACACGTTCTAACTCATGGTTGAGTTTTCCGACTTCAATTCCGGCAAGTGCCAGTTCCTTGCTTGCATCATCTTTATTCTTTCGCACTTCTGAATTTGCCTTATTCTGCATATCAGACAGATCAAATCTGAGTTTCAAAGCATCGGAGCTTGCTTTGTCGTATGCCACAAGTAGCCCTTCTGCGCCGCTTTGCTTTTCGATGCAGTCTGCAAGCTGATCTTCCAATGCTTTCTTTTTCAGTTCTACTTCCGCAAGGTCAAGCTCCTGCTTCTGCTCGATCAGTTCCATGCCGCCATCAATTTTTGATTTCCTGTCGGCGGAAATATCTTTCCCATCTTTGACAGCCTTATTGTTCATGGCTTTCAGTTCTTCCGCGGTATATTTCTCTAATAGCGGAACCAGTTCTGATAATTCAGCATTCCCGGATGCGATATCGTGATCTGTGATACCGTCAACAAGTGAGAACAGAATAGATCTCATATCATCCGGCTTCTTTGCAAGAAATGCGTTCGGAATAACGTACATCTTGTCGGTTTTTGGTACGATTTCAAAATACTCATTGAATGCTGTAAGCGTTTTCGGAACGCCGTTGATATCGTAAGAGTTATCATCCTTGTATGAAATCTCGTCTTTTCCATACTTTCTTTTCTGCGTTTTTGTGGCAACGACTTCTTTTTCGTCCATGTCAAATACGGCTGTTACAAACACGTCCATATCATCTACAGGCTTTCCGCCAACGGTTCTTCTGACCGCCGGATTGTCGTGCATATCATAATCGCAGTTGAACAGAAGCCATAAGATAGCTGTTGCGATTGTGGACTTTCCCTCTGCATTCATGCCGGAAATCTTGGTAAAATCCGTGAAATCCGCTTTAAATGAGCCAAATTTCATGAAGTTCGATAATTCGATTGACTTAATTTTCAGTGTTTTCATTTACTCTACCTCCGAGATTCTTCCGTCAGAGATAACATAACTAACGCCCAAGAGGTCTGCGATTGCCTGTAGTTCTTCAACCGACATTTGGTTAAAATCTGTTACAATTTTCATTTTCGTTTTCTCCTTTTCTTCCTATTTACAAGTGTTTTTGTCTGCCCTGTTTTGGCATTTTTGATTTTTACGTGTGTTTCATTCCCCCACACGTAAAACCAGTCTTTTCCGATTGCAAGCATTGTTCTCTGCTTGACTTTTCTTGATACGCCCATAGGCTATTCCCCGCTACTATCGTTGGTATCATCATTTTTTAGTGATACGGCGGCGTAAATAATAGTTGCTACAAGTTCAATCAAAAGTGTTGCGGCTACACCGCACCAGAACGGTGGTATGTACATACTAAATCACTTCCCTTTCCATCTTTCTAACTCTGCGCTTCTGTCAAGTATCTTCCGCGCATAGTCGCTTATATATCCGTTTTCTGCTTTCTCTACGGCATTAGATTCGCCGTTGTAGACCATCAGCACCAGTGCCACATCTTCATACCTGTTAAACAGTTCATACAGGTAATTCGCACCAATATGAATGTTGTCCGTTTCACTCCAAATATCATCGGCTCCGATTTCTGCCATGCGCCCTGTATGCCATCTCTCTGAAATCTGCATCAGACCTTTGCAGTCTCCATTTTCAGCTTTGGGATTTCCACTGCTTTCTGCTTCAATCATTGCCATAAGAAGTTCCGGGCAGATATCATACATTTCTCCGTACTCGTAGCACGAAACCTGTGCTTCAACGCTGATATGCGTCGGTTCGATTTCTTCCTTTGCCATAGCGGGCTGTGGCAGCACCAGTGAAGCGGCTAATGCGATTACTAACATTTTCGTTTTCTTCATGCCGATACCTCTTCTTTTTCCATTTCCGGCACAACTCCGATTTCTTTCAGGCGGTTGTACAGGAACAGTCTGCCTTTTTGCGTCCACACGGTCGATAGCTTTGTGCCAGTGGTTCCGTTTGCCTTTTCGTAATCGTAGGTTTTGTTCTGCACATATCCCTTGCCCTGGTATTCTGCGTATAAAATCCACTGTTCGCCGACTTTCCTCTGAATACCTGCGCGGCTCAAAATCCGATTGAACGAAACAGCGGATAAGCCGTAGTCCTGCGCAATCTGCGTAACGGTCATGCAGTCGTTCGATGATAAAATCCTGTCTGCATAGTCTGCTTTCGGTGTGAGTTCTGTAATTACCTTATCCATCTGCTGTACGGAATCTTCTAACTGCTTTATTTCTTCTTCCTTTTGGGCAAGCAACTTCTGCGCTTCTACTACAGCAAGTGCTATCAGTTCATTTCCAGTAGGCACATGCGCCTTAATAGCATCTTCCATTTCGTGAAAACGGTTGATGTACTTTGCCGTAAACTCCGTACCTTTAACACCTGTAAGCTTGTGTGCGATAAATTCGCAACCTTTCTTTGTTACTTGATAGCATGGCATCTTCTTGTTTTGGCTGTTTATATAGGTACTTTCTGTGAAAAAATCGGACTGGGGAATTTTCCCCTCTCCTAATTGTTCCGCATATCTTCTTATGTCTTTCAGCAATTCGTTATGCTGTTTTCCTACCATTTCAGCCACTTCTCTGCTATCAATGAATTTCTGTTCAAGTGTTTCCATTCATTACCTTCCTTTCCTATCTGCGGTAGGCTTATAATTATCTCCGATGAATGCATGAGTAATAGCATCTTTAATTACTACATGCTGATTCTCTGCGTTTAAAGACTGCTCAATACGTTTCAGTGTACCGTCAATACTTTTGAGCGTATTGAGCATTTCTTTTAGTGCTATCAAAACTCCCGTCACTACATTAGCTCCTTTCCTGTTCAAGTGCGGATATACTACATGGGTTAAAATAATGTAGGATTCTTGAACACTCTTTTTTCTTCTGCGAGCGTTTGGTTCGTAACCGCCAAGTTATCATCAACCAAATGCTCAATGAGGAATGTTCTTTTTACAACTCTTGTTCCATCTCTGCATACTTGCGAAATGTGCAAATACATCTTTCCGTCTTTGCAAAACGGAATAACAAACATACTGTTCAAAAATTTCCACTTTACAAAATGCTTATTAAAAAACGAAACTGCACGCATCTTTGCTTTTCTCAATATTTCAGCTCCTTTCCTGTGAAATAATTGCAAAAGTTAAGCATCGTTTAACTTTCAAGCAAAAAAATAATCGCTATAGTCAACTATTTTGATACAAAGTAGCTCGCTCCATTTTACAATATCGCTTTGAGAAAATTCTGTTTTACAGTTTAGTTTCTTTGATACTGAATTTTCTGAAACGCCTAGTTCATTAGCAAATGCACTTTGACTACCAAATTTTTCAACTATGCGACCTTTTAATTTACTATACGAGTAAACCATTATTGCTATTCCCCCTTTCTTTTTTATCTTGATACAAGTTTAACGCCGTTTAACCATATTGTCAAGCAAAAAGTTTAACTTTATTTAACTTTTTAATTGAAAGTTTAACGCCGTCGTGTTATTATATTGTTATCACTTAAGAAAGGAGAAAAGCATATGAAATGTGAAATCACAGCAAAAAGGTTAAGAAAAGCACTTGACGAATGCAATATGAAGCCACAAGAACTTGCTGATAAAGCAGGAATAAATAAGGCTTCTGTAAGTCAATATCTTAGCGGCTCACACGCCCCGTCTAATATTAGCAGCGGAAAAATGGGTAAAGTGCTAGGAGTTGAACCTTTATGGCTAATGAGGTTTGATGTTGAACAGAAAAAGAATTTAGATGCTAAAGAAGCAACTAGAGATTTAGAACTTATCGAAAAGTTTTCTATGTTAGATAACAGAGATAAGGAAATAGTTTTAAACATGATAAACACCATGATTTCAAACAAGAAGAAGTGAGGTTATCCCCACTTCTTAAGAAAAAGTTTTATGAATGTATGCAGGTACTCTAAAGTGCCTGCATCATTTATTTTTGAGATTGTTTCTGTGATTTCGCTTATGTAATGTTTTTTGGCTTCTCCATCGTCCATATTTTCCCCTTTCACACATTTTGCGTGAGCCTGTTGTCGGGACAAGCCCACGCGCCAGAGATTGATTGCGCCCTGTACATCTGCAAGGCGTATTTGTACAATAGCACTTCTTTTCGGCAGATTCAAGTGAATTTCATCGACAGTTCTTTCAGAAAACTAAGTTGTGGCAAAGTTGAGGGAATTGCGCATATGCTTTTATTCCTTTCTTAAGTTAAGTTTACCTTTAATTTATCTGAATGCAAACCTTGTTCGCCGATGTACTACCGCTAGCAAGTGATATATATGCTTTCCCGTCAACCACAAAATAAAACGTGTCAAGAATACTCTTATTTATCGCCGATATATACGCCTTGTGTATCACTATTCTGCCAGTTACATCAATCAAAGGATATAATGCTACGATATCATTTGATATAAATGAGTTCTTATTGGATGCAGAATTATATATTCCGCCTGATAAAATGTATTTATATAATTCTGTTGACGTGTCTCTTGAAAATAAAATACATTTCTGCTTTTCTGTGTCTCCTACATTGCTATAATTGATAAACGCAACTTGCAGTCTGACATTATCAGTAGTTCTTGCAAATCCAGTAACTACATAATCATCACTTTTTTTGTAGTACATGACAAGCTGAGAAGTAGATGAAATTGATCCAATACTTAAAATATTTTCTGAATAGTTCAAAACGCCGTTTACATATGGAGAAACAATTATACCATTTTTGCCCTTATAAACTCGGATAACAATTCCATCATTGTTATTGTTTTCATAATGAATTAGATATTTGTAAGGATAATTTGTGTCTAATGATTGAGTAGAATCCACTTCTAACTGAGTTACCTCTAACCCTAAAGCGGCTTTAATTTTTGTGGGATTAACACCCACAACATAATCTGTCTTTCCGGTTGAATCTATAACACTTTCCATCAAGTACAAATAATCAAGTCCCATTATAGTTGACATAATTTATATACCTCTCTTTCTTATGATGTTGGTTGATTTGGAGCTTTTTCCAGTTCATGATAAGTTGCAACGCCACCAACTCCTACGCCGCCATAAGTTAAGAAACCATCATGACCACCGCCGCCGGAATCAAGCTGTTGCTGAATATAATTCATTCTTGCTTCTACTGTCTCTCCGTTCGCATTGTATACACAAGATGCATATGTTTTCGGTATTACTATCTTTCCACCAAGTTTTAGCCAATCGGTTATTTTTTCTAATGCTGACATGATTCCTGCCTCCTTTAAATTTGTGTTATTAGTCTAAAATATCCGCTTAATATTGTTGTCGATTGAAAATGTAAAGTATCATCTTCTAACGAAATTGCTTCTATTTCATAGTTAATCGGATCATATACTAATGGGATTTGTATTCTATTGTTTTTGTCGCTAGAATATATTCTTCCATCACTTTCTAACATTTCCAAATAACCGCAAAAGAAACTTGCACTGCTTGTTCTATCTTTAAAATAATCTTCGTCAAACGCTGCAACGAGTATTCTCTTATTTGGTTTTTCATCATCTTTTAATCCAGTAATAAATAACTGCCCATAAATAATGTTATTTATTTTATAACATTTACTAAAGTCATCATTTAGTGAATAATCATTATATCTTCCATTTTTTAATTTATCACTTAAATCTGTTACTTTTAAAATTCCATTTAAAGCTTCCGTAATAACTTTATTCTGCACAGGATTCTCACTTGTTGCTGACAATTCAGCATCTACAGTAATTGCACTTGCAGTCGGAGCATATAAGATTGTTTCAACCCCATCAATCGTAATCTTGCCTATCTGCGTACCCTCTGTCAGTGTAGCTTCTGCTGTCACAGTGCTTCCGCTACCACTTCCGCCAGTAGGCGCATAAAGCTGATAGGTCGTACCATCTACTGTGATTTCTGCAATATTTGTCCCGGTAAGTGTTTTAGGTACGACTGATACGGTACTACCGCCTGTGGAAGATGCTGGTGCGTAAACGTCAAAAGACTGCTCTCCCAAAGTGATAGCGCCTATCTTAATGCCATCGGAAACTGAATTTTCGTATTTTAACGATGGCATATAGATTCTATACTGGTTGCTTCCCATTGTGATTGTTCCAAGCCATTGCCTTCCATCTGACGGAAACTGTTCTACGCTAACGCTAACTGTATCAATAGAATTATCTCTGAGATATGCTTCCAGTGCCGCAATAGCTGTATCGTAGCTATTCATGATTGCCGCCGTCACAGGTGTAGTCTTGGACGGCTTATCTACCCAGCCGTTAGGGTATGGTTTTGTGAATGTCGGTGTGTAATTTGCCATGCTGATCTCCTTATTATATATATCTAAATTTCATGTTCTGCTTAATTCCAGTATATTCCAAAGTTTTTTTGTCGAATGTATAAATCGATCCATAATAGTCTATAGCATCATAATATCCATTAGAAATCACATAATAATTGTCTTCATCTTCTGCTATCCAAACTTCCCTATCTGAATAATACCTTGTTCCCAATCCGATATTAGATCCGAATTTTTTTATTTCATTTAATTTAATTTCATATATTTCAACGCCCCGATCAATATGATGGATCATTAAAATAGAATTTTCAGAAGTAACAAAACATTCTGGTCTTGCCTCTGTATTTACCATAGATATGCCATCTTCATTTCCTATATAACTTCGTATTGTAGCATATGGGGATGTACTTCCAGTTTTTGGATATATTAACGCTGCAAAAACAACACCATCTTTGTATCTTGCCATTACTCTTTTATTACTCATTTTACTATTAGGATCATAGTTGTAGAGTATCTGATAATAATCATCACTCGTAGCTTCAATTACTTGTTGTACCTTTGATGAGATTTCTTTGTCTACAAGAATACCTCTTATATTTTCCATCGATCCATTGATGTAGTTATATGTTGTTACATAACTTACATATTTATCTTTCGACAATTCAAATACATTTCTTACTCTTGATTGCCTTGCACCCTCAACCGCATAGTCTGTAGGTGTCGTTTGCTTGATTACTTCATTATCGTAGTTATACTTTGTTATAACCGCTTGATTTGCAGATGTTATTGTTTGCTTTATATAATAATCAGAAGAAAATAATACATATTGTGAATTGTAATAGTGTGTTCCAGTCGTTGAATCTTCTTTGGTATGAGCTGGAACATAAATTGTAGTATCCTCTGTAAATGTTCCCTGTTCAATTTTTCCAAATACAGAATTTTTACTTAGCGGATAATCTGTAATTCTCATTACAGGCTTATTTTCTGTATTGGTACTTGAAAAATTGCTATCCCATTCAATCAGAACAATTCCATCTTTGCAAGCGTGCAAATAATAGCTATCATAATTATCACTTGTCAAAAATCCCTTTAAAATCAAATCAAGACACATTTTTTCGACATTAAATTCTGCCATATATATGTCTTCAAAAGTTTGTTCTTTTGTTTTTGGATTGAAATGGTACATTGCAACGATACAATAGGTTTTATTGTTCCACGTTGCATAATCATATATTCTGTACAATTTGTTTGGAGCATATTCATTATCCAGTTTTTCCCATACAAGCTGACTGCCTTTATACATCTTGTCGTGGTAATGACCTTGGAAATAAATCTCTTTATGTGGATTCCCTTGGAACCATATCGTACTTGATTGTTTTCTTGCCATATCATCAACCTGCCGTTCCCTGTATCAAGTAGATTGTGTTAGCATCCGGGCTTGCCGGAAGTGCTGTGACTGATTCAACTTTCAATCCACTTTCCTGTAACTGTTCCACCTGTTCATTCAGATTTTCAACATTGGATTCAGTGTAGCTTTGGCTGGTCTGTAATTTCTGAATCTGTGTGTTTGTGTAGTTTTGGTTTACTTGCGCTTCACTGCCGGATATATGTGTGTTTCCTTTTTCGCCTGTAGCAGACAACTCATCCATAAGCTGTTGAATGCCGGTCAGTTTTCTATGCAAAATAATAAAGGACATTTCTACCCAAATATCTTTTTGCTGCTGCGCCGAATTGATGAAATCGTAGACATAAAACATTGCCACGTCTCCACATTCGATATACGGAAGTCCCATTGTCGCAGCTTCAAATGGCTGGTAAGTGAAACCCTCATTTTGATCCATTAGAAGAGTTGCAAGCTGTGTTTTCCATATTCTGTCAAGCCCAAATAACAGCTGGTTTCCTTGCACTATATATTTCCGTTTTCCAGTCCCTACATTTCCTTTTGTTTTATCCTTGGCAGAATCGCGGACAATAAACCTGTTCAGCGGTTTTATCTTGTATGTCTCGTATGTCACTTCCTTGTAGTGCGCATAGTGTGCAGAATTACTTGCTGAATCAGTGCCAGTGGAATCATCAATACCAGTGGTAGGATACATCGGAAGATAAGATTCTGCTCCTGGATAAAACGAATCATCTTCTGTCAACTGCGTGGGGAAAATATATGTAAACTTTCCATAGCGGTCGATTCTGCCCCATGTGCAATTTAACTGGCACACCAGTTTAATAAGGTCAAGGTATGTCGTGTTTTCGTCGCTGTATTCTGTTTCAAATTCGATTTCCGACCAATCTTCCTCTGAATACTCTTTAGCCGCCGAAAAGTCTTTGTTGCACAGATAAAATGCACCGTTTTTAACAATTACTGTTCCATATTTGTACACTTTTGTGCTGCTGTATTCTGCCGGCTGATACCACTTTGCAGATTCAAAGCTAATCTCTTTCCGCTTGGTATATACCTTTCTTGCGTATACTTTTCCGTGATATTTACACAGTTCTCCACGTTGGTACTTTCTAGTTTGACTAAAAACATAATCATCAAGACCTCTTGTCTCTATATCATCTGCCGGAAGTGCAACGGATTCTTGCTCAATTCCCACTTTTCCGAAAAGCCAGTTTCTGAATTTCTTGATCGTGATAGGAAATTTCAGAGTATTGTAGTCCGTCCAGTCTACTTCTCCTTTGGTCGAATCTCCAAGCCAGTATAAAGCGTCGTATGCCGTGATTGTTTTCTTGCGTGTATTGCTTTTTCCGTCATACTCAACCACGGTTCCGGAAAATAGTGGTACGCTTTCTTCTGATCCGCTTGCCTTGATCGAGACAGATATATCAGTTCCGGTCAAATCCTTAGTTACTGGTACGCCGTCCATATCAATCAGTGTGCCGGATAAATCTATAGAAAATCGGTTGCTTTCACATCCGATAAATTCAAGATCGTTCCCGGACATTATGCTTTCTTCCAGTTCCATGCTTTCCTGCACAATGTTGGCGTTTCCGACGATCAAGTCATGATCTGGGAATGTTATACTCAATTCTTTGTGGCTACTGCTCTGCAAAAATGCCAGTTTTGTTTCTTCTGTCACATTCAGCATAATTTCTACCTCTTAGTATCCGATAAATTGCAGTTCAATCTCGTTGTAGATAATGTCGTGATCGTCTGCATAGTATATGTTGGTCTTGATGTCAGGCAGATATACGTCCTGCGTCTTGTAATCGCCTATTTCCGGCACGTAAACCGATGCAGTGCACTTCTTTTCAATAGGGTTTGTATACTGTGCTCTAATGCTGTCTATAAGGTTTCTCCATGTCGCTTCGTGCATCATGGGTGGCGCAGAAAAAGTCACATCAATAACAGTGTGTTGCAATGCCGTACGATCCAGACGACCGTTTGCATCACGGTATGAATCCAAGTCTTGCCCGTGAAGCACTACATCGTATTTTTCTGCCCTCATGTACTTCTTTGGTATTGTGTAATTTCCAACTCTGATAAGGTATCCAGCGTATGCCATCGCAATATCTCCTGTTTAAAAATGAGCATCAAAAAAGCACCTACCATTTCTGATAGATGCTAATTCAACTCCAACTTATTTTTGGGAATAAAAAAGGCAGCCTATTTTGACTGCCTTAAAAAGTTATTCAATTTATTGTGCAACAAATACTATCCTGTCATTTCCATAATAGTTGATTGCATATTCAAGTTCCAAATTCTGAACATCGTTCGGCACTTCAAAGAACAAAGAACCTTGTGTCTCGCGTCCCGCGGATAACTGACCGTCAAGACCATTATCCATTTCAAGATACGTCTGGTCTACCTTTGAATTGTCTGCGTAACATTCCCAGTCCATTATGCTTGATACGTTTTTCACATCGTTTGAAATATTCTCAAACTTAAATGTGAATTTCCAGTATTTGTACCCATCTTTTGGCTGTATAAAATCGTTATCGCTTGTATATTCCTGTGATTCAAGATATGTGATTCTGAAATCTTCTGTTTCAACCACATCTCCCACATGGAATATGTTGCTTTTTTCAGATTCAGCAGAAGTATTTGTATCTGTTGTAGCAGGCTGAGTTGTTTCAACGCTTCCTACTTTTTGTGGTTCATCGTCCTTGTTCGGACAGGACACTAGCAAAACAAAACAGGCAAAAAATATAATTGCAAAATAGGAACCTGTGTGTTTGTGCTCTTTATCCTTTTTGGATAAGTCAACTATGGCTACAATAAATCCAATAGGGCTTGTAAACGTGAAAAATGCCAATATAGCCGCCCATGTACTTAACTTACTGTCCTTCATTTTCTTTGGTTTCTGTGGCTTCCATTCCTCTACTTGAATTGTCTGTTGCGACTGTTGCAAAGGGCAACCGCAGTTAGGACACGTAGCCGCCTTGTCTGATACTTCTTTCCCGCATTCTGGGCAAGTAATAAGTGCCATCTTTATATCCCCCTTATGATTTTTTCTTATCATATCACAAGGAGGAATATCTATCAAGCGAAACTGTATGCGTCTTTTCCTGTCCGCTGGTTGTAGTCCTTTGCGTAGCTTCTAGCGGCTTTTCCTACGTCAGATTGGCTTATGCCAAACTCTTTAGCAAGAATACCTTGCAATAGCGTGTTTTGTTGTCTCATAAGAGCCATTTCACTGTTCGATGCTTGCAAGATTGCATCTTTAATACCTGTGATTTCTGCGCCACCTGCAACCGCTGTCTTGCCGCCGACTGTTCCTGCGATTTCCGGCACACCGTTTTCTCCAGCCATGAGTAGGCTGTACTGCTTCGGAACGTAACCGCCGCTTGCAAAAGTAGGGATTTTGCCAAGATCAATGTGTGTACCGCCAAATAATTCCTTTCCAGCAATATTGATTGGTGGAATATCAAATGACAGCTTTTCATTCAGCCATGTTGCAAATTTGTTCCATATTTCTTTCAAACCGTCAACTGTAGCTTGCCATGCGCTTTTAATGCCAAGTTTAATATTGTCCCATGTCAGCAGGAAATTATCTTTGACGTTGTTCAGTTTCAGCTTTATATCATCTCCCCACGCTCCCATAGCTGCACCAAACTGTCCGTCAGTGAAAAGCCCTTTTACCTCGTTGTACTTGTCTTTAAACGGCTTCATAAAATTATCTTGTGACTGCGATACTGACAAGAAACCATCATATATATCTTGCCCCCAAAGAGACATTGCTTCTCCGAATTGACCGTCAGAGAACATTCCTCTCACTTCATTCAATCCGTCTTTAACAGGTTTCATAAGTTCATCTTCTGATTCCGAAACAGCAAGGAATCCATCGTAGATATCTTCTCCCCAAAGTTTCAACGCGTCTTTCCACGAACCATCCGAAAAAGAATTCTTGATTTCTGTCATTTGCTCGGAGAATGACATATCGATTTCTTCGCCTGTTAGCTTTTCATTTATCCACTGACCAAAATTCCATCCGGCTATTGCCGCAACTATTGCCGCAAACAATGTTTCGGCTATTAAAGTGCCTGCCGCAATTATTGCCTGCATACCACCAGCAGAAGCTATTGCCATATTGATTGTGGCTCCAATTCTTGCACCGATTCCTGCAAATATTCCTCCGACCTTAGTTAAAATAGTTTTTCCTACTACAGACCAAGTTGCTTCTACTCCCAATTTTGAAGCTATTGCTTTGACAATTACTTTTGATGCTTTTTCTCCCAACCATTTTTTGAATTTTTCAGAAAACAGAAGTTTCTTTATTCCTTTGATTGTAATGACACCAAGAATAATCGAAACTGTTTCAAGATCAAGTTCTCCTAAGAAATCAGTAATTCCTTTTAATACATTTTCCCACTTTATTTTCTTGATTGCCGTAGTAAGAGTAGTCCATATACCATGTACCCATGTATTGACCGTCTTGCCGAATGCCGCAAAATCAAACGTATCAAAAAACTTATTTATTCCTGTCGCAATCGAATTACCGAGGTTTTTCCATTTAAACGTAGTTCCGAATGAAAGTGCAGCATAGATAGCTGTGTTAAGCGCGCCAGCAATGGTTTTCCCTGCATTTCCGAATAATCTCGGACTGATAAGACCATTCAAGAACTGCGCAAGTCCAGTACCAAACGCCTTTGCTTTCTTGTATATCTTATCCCATTTAATGGATTCCATAGCTTTTGACAGGCTATTTCCGATATACTTTCCAAGTCCTTCAAGCGTTTTTATCTTACTCTTGTACAGGCTTTCTGTTTCCTTGACATTGAATTTCAGATTGCCGCCGGATGCTCCACCAGTAGCACCACCAGCACCGCTCCCCTTACCTTTTCCAGTTCCACTGCCTTGGTTGGTTGTAAGGTTGTTCAACTTGTCAAATCCTTGTAACTGTTGTTTCAATTTCTTTGCGTTGTCTGCCGCTTTTCCTGTACTTGCCGCCAAATCGTCAGCACTGCCAGCCGCCGTGTCGTAATCCTCCGCGATTGCGCCAGACTGCATTTCGATTTTCCAGCCAAAAATAACCCCAAGCGCATTGACAACCGTTTCAGAAAACTTAATAACAGCCTGCATAGCCGTATTCAGAGCTTTTACAAGTGGTTTCAGCATATTGATAAAAGCATTGCCCCAAACGGCCCCAAGTGCCTTAAACTGCTCTCGTAAGATACGGAGCTGGTTTGCCCAATTTCCTGATGTCCTAGAGAAGTCATTCTGCACGTTAGCTGTATTTTGCATCACGTACTGGTATCGAAGCATCGTCTTTTCCATCTGTGTCATAGATGAAATATCCGCATCAAGACCCTCTTTTAAAGCCCATTCTTTCAATGTTGTCTGATCGATGCTAAGCCCGTATTTACGTAATGGTTCTGTCTCGCCAGTGAATATAGACTGCAAATTCTGCTGTACTTGGCTCTGCTCCACATTGTAGAAAGATGCCATATCAGCGGATAACTTTGTCAGTGCAATAGACATATCCGACATTTTCTGAATAGGGATTCCCATTGCAATCCCCATTGCCTGATACCTACTTGCTGTCTGCTTGGCAGTCAGTTCAGAAATGCCGTACTGCTGTATTGCATTTTTTGAGAATTTTTCAAGCGAATCCGTATATTGCCCGAATGTATTGACAACTACGTTCTGTACTTCCGTCAAAGCAGAAGATATGTTGATTGCTTCTTTCAGCTTCCCTGCTCCGCGAATCAGAAGCCAGTATGAAGCGTATAGCTTTCCGAATGCTGATGCCAAAGAAAACGTATGCTTTTTAGCCTTTACTGCTGTAGAACCAAAAGAAGTAAAGTTATTTGCAAGTGCCTTTGCCGCATTGCCGCCGGATGCTCCAGTACGGGCAAACTGCGCAAGCGCATTTGTCATATCAATCAGATTTTGACTTACCTTTGGTGCGCCGGAAAGCGTTGTAATAAGCTGTTTCATGGCTTTAGCCAGTTTCGGAATATTGTCAATGGCTTTTGTACTTGACTTATAACCAAGCTGTGAAATTGCTTTTGCAAGTGCTGTAACTCTATCAGAAGCACTGGAAGCAGTCAGCGGTGTTAAGGCTTTACCCAGCATACCAATCGCAGATGCAGAGCGGTTCAGATTAGCCGTGTCAATACTGGAAATTTTTGTGATGCCATTCGCAACTCTCGAAAAATCTGCTGTTTTTACCGTGCTGATTCCAGCCATAGCATTAGACAGCCTTGTCACTCCATTTGACAAACCATTAAGACCGCTTGTGTTTACGCTCATAAGAGAATTTGACAGCCTAGTAAGATTATTTACCAGCTTATCTAATGCATTATTCGCTTGCGTCGCCTGCGCTTTTATTCCAATCTCAAGGCTATCGACTTCTGCCATATTTCCACCAACTTTCCGTAAATTAAAAAAAGCGGCATGGAAATCCACACCGCCATAAATTTTGTTGTCAATTAGTTGCTTTTAGGTAACTAATTGTTACCGCTCCGCACTTCTTATCAACCGTTATTCCTGCTTTCTCTTGAAATTTTCCTGTTGCATTTGCTGTATCTTTTCCAAAAATTCCGTCAATTTCTTCCGCTGCAAGCAAGCCATGATAAAAAAGCTCGTATTGCAGCCACTTAACGTCCTCTCCACGCTGACAAGGAAAAGTCTTTTTCAGTAATCTGCGCGGTTCAGAATAACTATTTCCGTGTGATACAGTTACAGCGTTGCTTTCGATATCTTCATACCACGCACTTAAATCTACTTTTCCGTATACGCCGTCTACGGTTCCTTTGGATGTATACTGCCATCCGACCATATTTCCACTAACTACCGGCTGGCGGTTGACGTTGTAATTTCCGTCATTGATTCCATATTTCGCAATCCACAGCTTACAATCTACGCCGCCGTAAGGCAGAATATACTTGTTATAAAATGCGTATCCAGTGTAAACACCGAAGTCATATCCTGCGGCAACGATGATATCTCTGTAAGCGCGTATAATGCCTATAAGAGCCGCTCCAAGTTCCTGTTGGCACTTATCCTCTACGTCAAGCCATACGGTCGTTTTTCTGCCGTTTAGATACTCTAATACTTTCTTGGCATCTGCCGTTGCTTTTGCAACGGTGGTCGCATAACTGTAGTTGTACGCGCCAATCACGGGAACACCAGCATTTTCCGCATTTTTGTAGTTGACCTCAAAAAACTTATCTTTTGCAAGGTCTTTTCGCATAATTTTTAATATTGCGCCATCAACACCAGACTGTTTTACCAGTCTCCAATTTATAGAACCTTGATATGATGATACATCAATTACTTTTTTGCTCATTTTGTTACCTCTAATCTGGGCTTTCAGGTAATCCGCTTTCCCTCAGAATCCGTATTCTTTGCTTCATTTCGTAAACTGCCACTTCTTCATTTGATTCTTTGTACTTCGGTTCCTTTTCTTCTTCCAAACTCATTACGGCTTTTTCTATAAACTTTGATTTTGCCCTTCTTCCATTGATAAAAGTATCAATAGCAACATAAACTGCCGATGTTGCGTAGTTTCCAAACCAAGTCCACATATTATGATCTTCTCTAATTTGCCGCATATTATATCCTTGTACGCACAATTCAAGCTGTTTTGGTGTCATTTTTTTAAATTCATCTATGTGGATACCTATTGAAAAAGCCATAGGGAAGTATTCTTCCCATATTATTTTGTGCCAGTCTGTTTTTTCTTGTGATCCTGTGGAATTTTCTTTGTTTCTGTTTCCGGCTGGACTTCCTTCTCTGTCATTCCTTCCATTACTTTGTCCAGTCCGATCAGTTTGAAAAAACCGTCTTTCTCCATGCATTCTTTTAAAAATGCAAATGAATCATTGTAAGACAGATTGTTTTCTTTCATATATGATCTCATAATAGAATTAGATTCTTCTTTGTTAAATCCGTGGTTTTGGATAAGCCCGGCATAAAAACCTAATGCGCACAGTTTTGGTAATTCGGAGAACATATTTGTTGTTCCAAGAATTACATCTTTTGCGGTTGGGTTATCCATATCCTCTGAATTTTCTGCAATGTAAGATCCTGTCATAAACCGAAACAGCTTTTGTACAAAATCTTCTGTTTCTGCTGCATCAAAACCAAATTCTATTTTGTATTCGATGTTATTCACTTTAATCGTTGTCATAATATTTTTCCTTTCCCCCTATGTCTCTCACATAGGAAAGGGGCAGTCCGTAGACCGCCCTTTGCTATTTAATACTTATCAATCTTTGGCTCGGCTGTTTCATTGTCATAACCAGTCAGCACAGCCTTGCTATTACTCATTTCTGACTGGCTTACGATTTTTTTGTAAGCGTAATTGCCGTTGGGTAACCTTGATCGTCTTCTGTGACTGCTACATCGTAATCATCCTCAATCCACTTAGGAACTGTCTGCACAGATACGGTTGCAGTTCCTGTCAGATGATCGTCTGTTGCTTCATCCGGCGCAAATGTTTCCTGCCCGATAAATCCGCAAATTCCTTCCGAACCTTTTCCGTCTGTTCCATAAAGGATAATAAAATCTAATTTTTTACCCTCGTTTTCTGCCATTTCGTCTTTGTACTTCTTTTCAAACGCTCCCGGCACTTCCATTGATCCCGCTGCTCTACGACCGATTTCCTGCGTTTCTACCAAATCTTCAAGAGTAGATGTATCCACCATGTTTGGAGAACCGAATGGAGAAGGGATTGATTTTGCTCTCATAAGCAATTTGTAAGTACCAGCCCAATATGCGCCTGCAGTCGGATTTGAACTTGGTGTTTTGTAAGCAATTCTCGATTTTAAACCTGTTGCCATATTTTTACCTCCTATTTATTGCAAAAAAATAAAGCCTAATTGGCTTTTGGTTTTATTTCTAATCTGTCTTTTTTTGTTATAGTTCTTCTATAACGTGCTGTAGATCTGTACACTTTTTCTTTTGAATCAAAAGATGGCATTGCTGTTACTTCAAATTGCAATTCTTTCATTATTTCAGATACAATTTGTGCCATTTTTTTAGCTTGTGATTGGCTTGTATTTATAATGCAATCAATCTGAAACGTAGATAAAACCGCATTTATAGTATTGCCCTCTAAATCTCGTTCTTTTTCTACTGCTGGAAATTCCTTGACATATATTGTCGGAAATATTGTTCCAGATAACCTGCTCTCATTATTTGTAACTGCATTTGAAAAATTCGTCTTTTCAAAACCATCTATTTTTTTTATTCTTGGCACAGCATAACTGTTCAGCAAACCAAGTATTCTTGTTTCAATTTCATAAGCCCATGTATTATCAGCCACCGAATACCTCCTTTGCCGTTTCAACTACGATATCTTGCAACTGGATTGCCGTGTAGTACATAAATGGTCTGCTTGGCATACCTTCCGTAAACCACCATTCGCCGTTATCATCCTGATAAAACCAACCATAACGACCATCTGCCAGCTGTCTGATTGTTTTACCACTTGCGTACTGCCAGTCAACACCATCCGGCAAGTTTCCCGGATACGGCGATCTCTTGCCGACAATGCCTGTTCCAAACTCAACAAACATTGCATGGTCTGTACCTGCAACTACCGCCCATATACCGCCGCCCTTTACGCCTCCTTTGTATTCTGCGTGGATGCTTGAATTTAATTCATAAGTGAATGTTGCATCAAGCGAAGCAATATATGTTTGCGCGATCTCTACGCCCTTTTCAGCCAACTTTTCAGCCAATAGCTGACATTTATACGTCAAGTCGTTTTGGTATGCCTTAATTTGGCTTATGGCGTCTTGTATGGACTTCTGCGATAGAGTTATAGTGATTTTTTTTGCCATATCCTACTCCGCATTCTTGACATTTTTTTGTAGCAGATAAAGGTCAACTGTCAATCCTTCGTCCGCTACACCTTTGACCGTGTAATCTGCGGTCGTAGCGTCTACCATAGGTTCGCCATTGACGACCGTGTACATCACTTCTGATTTCTTCCATATCAAAGAGCCGACTTTCAGCGGAAAATCTTCTTTGTCAGTAACAAGCTGCGCATAATTGGTTGAATCATCAATACCAAATTCCTTCGCTAGAACTTCGTTTAACTTGTTGCTAATGGAAGAATAAAAAATAACAGGAGCCGAATAAGTATCTATCGTATCTCCTGTCAGCTTTGGTATTTTGTTTCCATCATCATCAAGATACGGAACAAATAAGCCGTCTTCTCCCATATAGCCCTCATAAACTATATTTCCATCAGAATCCAGTTCGTATTTTGGCCGTTGACCTGTTGGCAGTGCATATGTCATTTTCTGCTTGTTGATATCAAGTGACATTACTCTACCTCTGGAAGTCCTGCCACGCTGGTAAGCAATGACAATACTCCAGCCAGCACAGATGCAGACAAAACATATTTCCAGTCTACAGCTCCCATAGCTGCTGCTGTTCCAATTCCTGCGATAGCTGCCTGTGCAATAGTTTTAATTGCTCTTATTCCTGCGGCTTTAGCCCACTGTTTCCAATCTCTCATACTATCATTCCTTTCCGTTTAATCTTTCTTCAATACCATCTAATCTGTGATGCGCAGAAGCGGCACTTGATTCGATTTTTGCTATCCTTGAATCGTGTTCCGCCAATTTCTTTGTCATTTCTGACCTTTCATCTTTCATCTCATTGATGGTATCTAATATTGCATCCAGTTTCATATTGATTCTTGTGTTTTCTTTCACGCGATCTTCAATATCTTTTGTATCTGTACGCTTGTTGCTTTTCAATCCCATAAAGACGGAAAAACCTAGTGATAACACGCTTATAATGATTGCTGTTGAAACCTCAATAGTCATCAATCATATACCGCCTTTCTTATTTGCTGGCGCACCGCCCACCACCGCTCAATGTGCGCCGCCTGCTACCGCATCTGCACAGCAAACACGGTAACGCACAATCTTCTATAAAACTTTTGCAAACGGATATACGCCAACAAACAACTCGCTTCTCTTTCTCCAATTACGGCTTACTCCATTTTCGGAAAAACTTGACATAAATTCCTCGCCAGCTTGCGACATATCATACACAACCAAATTCACGATAACCGCTTCATAGTTTTTAAGGTCAGTTTCGATTCTCTCTGCTGTATATGTGCTTGGATAATTCCGCATAGCCACAATATCCTGCTTTGCCTGCTTTATTAACTGTTCAATCAGTGGATTATCCTGCGGCTTGTCAAATACAACAACGTCGGAAGTGGTGTCGTCCTCATTCGTAACCGTCTCAATATGAAATTGTTTCCGTCGGATTTTAACCTGCTCCAAAATGCTGTATTCTGCCATGATTACCACCTACGATACAAACCTGTCGATCAAGATCTGTTTTAACTCTGTACCTGTCTTTTCTTCTGCATCTTCGATACCTTCTGATTTCGCCAACGATTGCAGATCAGATGTACTCATTCTGTTTATTTCGGTCTTGGTATATACCGGCTTATTCATGAAATCATCAGAGGGAGCAGAACCAACCACTCCCTCATTGATTTCTTCAAAAGGTGCATACCAAGTACCGTTATATTTAACAGCATGGTCGTATTTCATAAGCAACCTCCTAGTAGCACTTGATTACATATGTGCTATCCATTCTTTCATAAGATGGCAGAACAATTTCTGATACAGTGGTTTTCGTCTGCACCGGATCTTCTGATACTGTAACTGCTACTGCAACACCTGTATTCACGATAGAAACGTCAGCGGTTGGTTTTCCAATCAGTGTTCTCTCTTCCGGCGTAGTACCGTACCATGTATTACCAAGAGCACCGCTTGGGATAAGTGTAGCAAATCCATCCGGGTAGAATTTTTCAACCGTTCCATCTTCTTTTTTGTACTGCTTTGCATATACAATAATGCTGATACCCAGCTCATTTGAGAATACCTCTTTGACACGGTTATCATTCATGAAGATGTTTGCGGTTACGTTCTGCGCAAGAATTGCTGACTTGATCTTTGCATTCTGCTTTAAGTAGTCCATTGTCTTGCGAGACACGATCATGATTGTAGGTCTTTCGCCTGTCGCTGCTTCTACAGCATCTAATCCTTTTTGGATATCTGCCATAGGATCGGAATTGGTTGTATCGCTCCACTTATCAGTGCTGGTGGAAATTGAAGCAAAATTGTTTTGCTTGTATGTGTTGTTCGGATCATAGTTGTATGCATATGTTGCGCCGTTTGCCTGAATAGAAATCTTCGGATTTCCGTCTGCCGGTGCCAGTAACTGCATAATCATTCTTTCCGGTACAACATTTGCGCCATCAACCAGTGTATTAGCATCATCAAAAATTCTGCTTAAAACTTCCGTTGCATATGGATCTGTGCTGTCCTGAGCACGCATAATTTCCTGTTCATCTGATTCTTTGATAAGCATTGATTCACGGAAAAATGCCATTTCTGTTTCAGTCAGCTGGAATCCTTCACGGCTTCTTAATGTTGATACTGCATCAAAATTTGATGGTGCAAGAGAAACAGGTAAACCTTTAGATGTTTTAATCCATTTCAGATCAAGCCCCATTTTCTTTTTCGCCGGGAATAATCCAGCACCAAGATATGCAATCTTATTACTTGCAACTTGTGTCTGTACTAACGCAATGTTTTTAGCGCTATATACATCTCTAATATTCATTACTTCCTCACTTTCTACCGCTATCTATCTGCGGTTAGCAACTATTTCTAATCAATAGCCGGTTACCAATTATTCAAAAACAATCAACGACAATGCGGTCTTTACTGCATCAGCGATTGTGATGCCTGCATTTGCATTAGCATTTGCAGTGTTTACACAAGCAAACGCCTTAACGATTGTTCCGTTAGGGTTTTCTTCATATACATCTGTAAGTAAAATACCAACCGGCGCAGCATCATTAACCGAAACACTATCATCTGTTGTTGTCCGCCCATTTACAAATTTTCCATCTGCCGCAATCGGGCTTCCGGCTTTGCATACACCATCAGTAAATGCACTTGCATCAATAGTGATTTCCTCAAACAGCTCACCGCCAAGTTTTCTTTTTAAGATTTCTTTTTGGCTTGTAACAATTTTGTTCTGTACTTTCATGATTAACCTCCTACTTTAAATATCCATCTACAATCGCTTTGGCTGCTTCATTTGTTCCAGCCAATGTTTTTCCGATTGCTTCTGCGGTCTTTTCCGCTTCTGTTTTATTTTTTCCGCCGCCTGCACTACCGCCACCCGGAATATCCTGTTTACCAGCAATTTCCTGTTCTTTTGCCTGCGCTGCGGCAGTTTCCTTTTCGGACATAATCTTTCCAAGAGCCGCCGTGTCAAAACTTCCATCATCTTTAACTACCGTTTTTGCCTGTTCAGCCGTAATCTTAAAATCTGTCATGGATTTTTCTCGAAGATCTCTGATAGAATTGTCTTTCTGCATCTTGGCAATCTGCTCATTTGCCAATTCTAAGGCTTTATTTGCCTTTTCTACTTCTGTCAGATTTCCGGCTTCCAGTTCATCGATTTTGGCTTTGTACTCATCTGCTTTATCTGCCTTTTCCTTGTACTCTGCCGCCTTATCCTTTTCTTTCTGCGTTTCGCCATTTACCTGATTCAGATAATTTGTAATCTGTTCATCCGTAGGTTCTGCCACTCCGATTGAAATAAGGTTCTGTTTTGCCTGTTCTCTTGTCATAATTACCTCCGTTACTCACGCTTTTGTTACCGCAGGTTGCTCCTGCCGAGTTCTCCTATTTCACGCATAGGTGCAAATTTTATAAAATAAAAACAGCTGCCGATCATTACTCGGTAACTGTTTTATTCTGCTGTTTATTCATTTGATCTACGATTTCTTTTGCCTTTTCCTGCTGCGATTCTGCATCATCTATAGTTTTATAAAGATTTTCAAGATACGGCTTCGACATATTAAATGTCTTTTCCGCGTCTCCCCAAAGACCTACAGTAGTTATAGCAATAAGAGGATGTATTCCAGCTTGCAACAATACTGTAAGCGTCTGTGCCTTGGTGTACATATTATCCTGTGGGCTGTGGTTGATCTGCACATTAAAATCTCTTATAGACAATTTCAGATCAATTCCTGCGATTTTCAGTACATTCAATGCAACATATGCCAGTTTCTTTTCCGCTGATTTTACAATAGGGTCTTTCAATTTTGCTCTTGTCTTTGAAAAATCCCATCCATTACGAAGTTCTACGGCTCCCTGTGTGTCTCCGCCTGTGTTTCCTTGCTTGTTTGGTATTGCCAAAATTGACAACGTATTATCCCATAAATCGTCTTTAGCCACTTGGCACTGTGTTTGATCCAATTCTTGCGTCATAATATCCACATCGGATTTATTATCAGAATTATTTGACTTTACAGTAAGCGCATGGCTTTCTTTCATCTTCTCAAATTCTTCTTGATCTATGTCACAGTTCACAAATTTGATCCAGTATTGTACAAACTGCTCTACTCCGTCCATACGGTTAGACTGCATATTATTGATTGCATCAAGCATACCAATAACAAGTTCTATATCTGATATTCTTTCGTGATTGTTCGGAAATTCAACGATCGGAATTGCACCATATGTATGCAATTTTGAGTATTCCAGCTTTCCGTCAACTATCTTAAAAGATTTTGTATCAGAAAACGCCAGTTTATATGTTTTACCTCTTTCATCTTTCAACTCTTGAACCACTAAAAGAGCTTCTTCCGTTCCTTCTTGATAAATTACAAAAGTGTTCATTGGAGTAGGAGCCACAATTCTTAACGGTACCTCTCCCGAAAACGGCTGTATTGCTTTAAATGATGTTCCAGTAGCTGATTGCCATTCCCCAGCCTTTATGTCTTTTTCATGCTTATTCGCATCAGACATATATTCGTTTAATGTATCAACAGCTTTATTGATTGCTTTATCATCTTTTCGGCTGATAAACTGAATCGGCTCGCCAAAAGTCTGCCCTACTTTAAACTGCACCAGTTCATACGCGTGGTTTTCTACTATTCTATTTGTGATATCTTCATTTGTTACTTTCTGCCGATACAGAATGGGCTGATCTCCCTTGTAGTAGTCCCACAAATACTTTATTACCGTTTTATTGTAATAAAATGCACCAATGCAGCTTCCGATTACTTGTATGACATTAGCTTCTGTTATCTGCTCAACATTCGTATATGCAATTTTTCTACCGTAACATCCTTTTACGATGTCTTGTAAAAATCTTCTGTTCATATATACCTCTGCATCAGATAAACGTCATTCCACTTGCTGTCTGCCTTGCCGGTAGCGGCTTTACTTCAATATCTCCTGTCGCAACTCTGTACACGATTTTTTTGTTGCATTTTCTGCATTTCACAACAATATCTATTTTTGATCGCCCATCGTATGTAGCCACCTTTCGACCGCATCTAGGACAATATATCTTTTTTTCTTTCATAAATTTCTCCACGAAAAAAGCACCGCACTGCTGCGATGCCTTTTCAAACACTTGTTACGAGGGGATATAAGAAAACACTTATACTTTTTCACATTGCCATAATACCACATATAGGGGTGGAAGTCAACTATAAATACAATATATTGTGCCATGTTTTTTTTCAAATTCTTTGATTGCTGTTTTTTGCGCTTTTTTTACTGCACTTGTTGTTATATTTCTTTCTGCGGCAATTTGCGGTACGCTTTTAAAAAAAATATATTTGTCAAAAAGCAATTTTCTGTAAGATGAATTATCCAGCATTCTTATTTGCATTTTTATTTTTTCTTTTAAATTGACATATCTGTCTGTTAAATCATCGATTTCTTTTTCCTTTTCGATGATTTCGTTCACAATATCAGTGTATTTATCAAAATTAGGGCTTGTCTGAACGCGTTCTTTGTTCTCAATGGAAGATATGCTCATATGACTAATTTTGTACTGTGATAATTCTAGCAGCTTTTCATTTATCAGAGCGTTTAATGTTCCTATTTGATTCAAATATTCTTTCGTTGTCATTTCAATACCTCCTAAATGGGTTTATAGCCGCTTCTACTTTTGCTTGTGTTCCGCTGCGCATCTCGTTTTCAAACAAGGCAATTGAATCTGGCGCATCGTCATGCTTTACTTTTCCGCTTCTTGTCATAGTTGTAAGTTCTTTCATAAACTTGTAATATTGGCTCTGTCTGTCCATTTTCTTAAAATCTCGGAAATAGTAATCGCGAATGATATTATCTCTCGCGTTTTCCATTCGAGTAATTTTGTTTGAGCAATTAAACTTGAACCGCGCGCTACATCTTCCACCTTGCTTTTTCACAATTTCCATTACATCGCGTCCGAAATATCCTCCGGCACTGTTGCTCTCGAACGTGACCGTTTTAACATTGTGCTTGATAAGCATATTTGCGCATTCCGGCTTTGTAAACTGTGTCCCGGCATTATCAAACACCGCATCTACGATATAAACCTCATTGCCGTACACATAGCCAATCGGCATTGAGCAACTATCTTCTCCCTTATCTGCACTATCGCAAGCCGCCATAATAGCATCCGGCTCCCTATCAACAGGAAGTTCCTCAAAATAATTAAGTTCATTTTCTGCAAACATTCGCCCTTTTGCTTCAAATGGCTCTTGTTGGAACTCTGCCGCCCACGTTTCTTCTGAAACAAGCTTCCGTTCCTTTTGGTAATAAACGGTTGTGAATATCTTGCGCAATCCTTTTTTATCTTTACGATAAATCTCCCAATTACTTTCGTCCGTGATTGGATCAAGTGCTGGAATAGCAACTTCTTTCCACCGCCACTCTAATTCGTCAGCTTTATTTTGCAAAGCTGTAATTGGGTCATACAGACTGTATTTCGTTCCCTGTATGATAATAGGTGTTCCCTCTAATCGTCTACCAAGAACATCATCTGTAACCTTTTCGCAAAGGAACTCTAATCTATCTCTGTTTCTCGCTTCTTCATGGTTTTTAACGCAGTCGTCAATATAAACAAGAACGTTTGCTTCTGTGCAACCTACGATTGCGCCATCAATCGGTCGGCACGTAAATGTCGGGAAAATATTCTTACTTTTAAGGTCGATTGATAGATTTTCAGCACTCTTGTATCCATCTTTGCTAATTTTTTTTGCTTCTGGAAATACGCTCAAAAACCTCTGATATGTGCTCTCTGTTTCAAATCCTTGTAAAAGTCCTCCATAAAATCTTTTTACAAGCCCCTCCCCTTTACCTACGCCAAAAATACTTCCGTCTGGATCTCTTCCACCCATCATCTGCGCAAGTTTTAATCCGCCTGTGGTTTTTCCCGTACGTTTTGGTTGCGAAACAGAAAGAAAATCCAGTTTTCCGTCATAAATCTCCTGATATGCTTCGACTACTGGTCGCAATACTTTTCTTCTCGGGAAATAAAATCTTTTCCACGGGTCTTTTTCATCAATTTCAATGTAATAAAAAAAGCTATCCACCAGATAAGCAGCTTCATACATTAAAACATTATAAAATTGTTCTAAAACCTTGTATGAAGTATCATTATTTCCAGCGTACACTTCTAAATCTGCAATGGTTACACCTGTTTTTCCTTTTACATATTTATCTATTAGTGATTTTACCCTTGCTGATTTCTGCAACCCATATTGAACATCGTGCTCTGACCGAAATGCTACTGATAAAGCCTGTATATATGCATCAATTACCTGTTCATCAACGCCATGATCCCGTATATAATTTTCATATTCATTCACTGTTGAAATTAGGCTTGAACTTGCCATAAGAAAAGCACCCCGCTTCTCAGCAAAGGTGCCTTAAGACCTCTGCCTATAATTTTTCTAGGATAGCGACTAACTCTTGTTGTTAGCCGGTTAGTTATTTATTTAATATCAATGTCCGGTACAATTCTTTCCGGATAAAACACTAACTGATAATGGTACTTATCCGTTCCGGTTGGTTCTGTCTGCTCCATAACATAGCAAGTCCAATCATTCAGATAAATATAATCTTTGTAGTATGTATTCTCGCCTGTCTTAATCGTAATTACAAGCTCATTGTTACTGTTATTGCTAAGATCCATATATCCTTCTGCCTGTAGCATAATGGTATCTGTTCTTGCATTTGTTACAGTGATTTTCCTGTACAAATTAAATTCACTTGCATCCATTGTAAGGTTGTGATTTACTGTATCCGCTGTAGTACACCCCACTAGGCTTAAAGAAATACATACAATCATAATCAGTGACATAATTCTCTTTTTCATAACATTTTCCTTTCCACTGATAATCAGCAATTAAACTCCATTTTTATTTTGAATTGTAATATACCTTAAATCCTTTTCCGGCATATTCCTTAACCGCCTGTTGCAGTTTGAATTTTGTATCAAAGTGATCTTTGCGCAATTCACAAATTCCGTCTTTCTTCACAGCGTATATCCCAAACGGAACCTGTTTACTTGCAACATGTAAAACGCCTTTTAATTGTTCTGCTGCCATTTCATATACGCTATTTCCGACTATCAGTTTCATTCCTCATAAACCTCTCAAAATCCTTGCACTTATAGTCAAGTGATGTATCGTTTCCTTTTTGGCAAATATAAAATGGATATTCTTCTCCTGTTTTTTCATCAAAAATAAGATCTTCATCACAATATTTGCAGATTGAACAATCTTTTTCCATTATTTCACCAACTTTCATTTTGCGGTTTCTTGTATTGATTATCCGACCTTGTTCATAATCAGTTTAAATAATCAATACAAGCATTTTATTGATTCAGCAGGGAATACCGCAACGCCTGCCTATCCGGTAATGACCCGGACGCTTCTGATATACGGATTTGCACCGTACTCGCACCACGCATAGGAATCGAACCTATCAGAATTTCCATCATATGCTTTTACAAGCACTATCAATTCTGTCAACCTTTGTTATCGGAATCGAACCGAACTCACACTACGCTATCAGAGCCTTACTCGTTATAACTTTCGATTTCAGCCAAAACATAGACCATCTGATGGAAGACAGCTTAATTTGACCGAATAGTGGCACATGGAATCGAACCATGCCAGCTTAACCGCGCACCATTTTAAATCTGCAAATTCTACTTTGACACGAGTTTTCTGTCTACCAGTGATACCACTTACCATCCATATTCTTCCATCGACCATGTCTATTGCAGTAGCGCATGACTAAGTGAAGATAGGGTATTGATGCGGTGTGGATTTGCACCACACATGAATAATCACTCCTGTCCTTTTCAAGCCCCCAGCAATCAGTTATTTCACTGTGGTTATGCTGTGGTGGAGTCGAACCACTAGATCATTCTATCTGCTATTAGAGTTTACCTATTTCTCCACGCATCAAATAAAGTGTGCCTTATAAACCGCTAATATACTTCTGGCACACGATAGCCTACCACACGGATACTGCTTCACGTGTTATCTTCATCTCCGGCTAACATAAGTTATTTTGCTGATATTCGCGGATTTTCCAACCAGCACGGAAACAGGGCTAGTAGGAATCGAACCTACGAATGCAGCAGTCAAAGTGCTGTGCCTTACCGCTTGGCGATAGCCCTACGCTGTGAGCAGATAAGCACTAACCGCCCACAAACCAAACAATATGAAAGGAGCGCAGCCTTTAACTGCCGTGTGATGAATCACGGGTTGATTTTCACGTCCAATGCCCGGCGGCGCGTCATTTCCGCCGATACCCACCAAGCCTTGTGACGGCTTTTAACAGCTTTCCGCTAGTGGGTCTTTTTAGAAGGTCTGAAAAATGGCTAATAATTCAGACAATCGAGACAGCCGGAATCGAACCGACATCTGACAGAGGGTTTGAGGGGGTTAAGGCTGCCAATGCTTTCCATTTGCACCATGTCTCGCGATAGGGCTGTATTTCAAGCCCTATGGGGTAAAATGCTATATTATGTGTGTTATTAGTTACTCTGTGATATAAAACAAAACCTTTCCTTTCAGACCGCCCTTTTCGGGCTTTTTTCAATCTCTTTCATTCTACACCACCTGCCTTTCTCTATGTTTCATCTGACATTCAAGCATCTGCCGAATATTTGATCTCGGCTGCCTTATGCCATGTCCTTGCTTAAATAATTCACATTGCAGCAGTTCCGCGCATTTTGTACATTCATCATTTATCTGTTTCCCTGCTATTTCCATTACTTTTCCTCGTAGTCTGAACAGCAAAAATTGTATTCCACGAAATCCGCCACATATTCGCTTGAATCGTTGCAGCACACATATCCCTGCATTTTGTCGTATTCGCCATATCTGCAATTTGCGCAACGCTTTCTCTTGCTTCTGAGCCCGTTATCTTCATCGTCAAAGTACATCAGATATCCCCCTCTGCCCGGTGTAGCGATTTTTCTTCCGTAAATCCATCCGGGTATCTCGCAATCAGTTTATCAATGTTGTACTGCATCACATCGTCAAGGTTCAGTCCAACTGCCGAACAATACTCTGCAATGAACCAAAGCAGGTCGGATATTTCGCTCATGGCGTGATGTTTGTCAAACTCATGCCCCTGATATTTCTTTTGGTACAAGCTGTGCAGCTCTCCGATTTCTCCTACCATGCCATGTAGCGCGTGCATTTCACAGCCTTTATTTGTCAAATCCTTATTGATCGTCCTAGCAGCTAGTAACTGGTATTCATGTCCTGTCATTTTCTATCTCCTCTATAAGTTTCTTGTACCATTTTGCATTATGTGCTAATAATATAGCGCTTATTATATTTAATACTATGCTTAGCAGTCCTATTAAACTCATGTATGTTATCTCCATAGGGTCTTTTTGTTTTTGAGGATATTTGAGGGACTTAGTAGGTGCTGATCCGCTTTCCCTGTTAGACCCCCACGCCCCTTGTCGGTCGGGAACTTTCCGCTGCTCTGCTCTTGCTTTAAAATTGTGTCTAAATTGTTTATATTGTTTCAAATTATTGTTTTATTGTCTCGTACTATTCGCTAAACAAAACTTTGCCGAATAGTTGAAACTATTCAAAACCTCTGAAAGCCGCATGAATACTAGATTTTCTAATTGTCCGCAAATATACACAATTTTAAACAATTTTTTCCGGCTGATCTGATGCCGATTTGTCCGCTATTTCCGCACAATTAGACGGTACTAACTTCGGCAACTCTGCGGCTGTTAGCGGCTGCTTCTGTCTGTTGCTGTCGCTGGTGTATGGACTTGCCCAGCCGAATTGTCTATTGAGCACGGCGATTGTGCCAACTGGATTCTGCTTGCCGGAAACAAGTTTATTTGACAAGGATTCCTCGCGAAAATGCTGTAATTTTTGAATTAAGCCGATTCCCGCTTGACTTGATCCAGATCCCTTCCCATCTCTCCAGTTGTAGAATGTCTGATCGTCTATACCTGTTAGAGTAGAAAAACCTAGTACAGATACCTCTTTATCATACTTCATGCACATATCATAGATATATATATCTAATATATTGGCAACCTTATTTACATCATATCTATTGCAATCAGATATGATATCATTGTTTTGTATTGGTCTATTAGTCTTATCTTTAAGTCTATTAGTACCCTTAAATACGTTTTTATATATATAATATAGGGCGCTGTTCCAAATCGATTGCGGCTGCGTGGTCATGTCTTCGATCTTGTTTTCTTCACAAAATATCCGCAGATATAGCTCTATATCGTTCTCGAAAACTTCCGGTGTATCTTCTGCCGCTTCCACTTTTTCCATGCTCCGCACTCTCCTTTCTGATCGTTTTAGGGCACTAAAAAACGCCCACAAGGGTATAAAGGTTCTTTGATTGCCTTTCCCTTGCGAGCGTGTATCGCTGATCTGTTCGCCGTCCTTGCTCTGCTGCCTATCACATAAACGGGCGTTGATCCCCTCGCACGGCTCCGGGGCGTTTCCTGAGTGATTCGGCTCTTGTTGTTAAATAGACCATATCACAGGTACATATGCCTTGTCAATAGATTTATTTATGCTACGCATATAACGCCTATATAATATATATCCGCGCGCGATATAGTATATATATTTATATATAATATATATGCCTTAATAATATAATATATAATATAGTGATTAAAATTCTGAAAAGGAGACATTTTTTATGGCAGCAAAAACTTTTAAGATGACATCGGAAGGTA